CTACTTCCTATCAGCGAGTTCAGCAAGAACGGACACAATGTTGTTGCCTTCATTGCATGTCAGGTTCTCGTAGTCCTCGTACGCCTTCTGTGGCGTGTATGTGTCTGTGATTATCTCGTCTCGTATCACAGAGTAGTAGCGCATTGCGGTTGTGATACTTGCGAACAAGTCATCTAGTAATTGTGATTCAGTTGGCTCTGTCATAAAAATCCATTTTTTCGTAGTAGTCAATTTTGTTTATCCCCCTGCCACCACCCCTCACGCAGAATCAAAGGAGTATGAAACTTCTACGCTTGGGGTAGTGGTGGTACATAGAGTAGATAACTCCATGCACCGTCTCCGTTCAGGGGTGATGGTGTCCTGTCGGAGCCACCACCCCTGTCGGGAAAACTTATCTACTCTTCTTTTTCGGGGAGAGGTACGCCCATGTAATTTTGGTAGGTGCGGTGGAACATGTAAGGATACACGCTGTGAGCCTTGCCATGCACTTTCAGATTGCGTAACTGCTCTATCGCTCCCTCAATGTGGGGAACAACAATGAAGTTGTGCTGGCGAGCGTAAGTAATGCATTGCATTGACAACAGTTCAGAGAACCCGTCATGCGCTCCACAGACTCCACCATCTGTCACCCATACAAGAGGTGTGTTCTTGTACTGGCGATTCTTTACGCCCCACTCAATCGCAGGAAAGTCCACGCCGTTACCGTGTCCGTAGTCAATGTATTCCACATTCTCAACCATCTTGCCTTTGTCAGCAACTACCCACATGTTCGGCATGTCTTTCCTGCCTCGGTCAGAATAGATAGCCACTGTTGCGCCTTGTGCGTTCTCAATGATTTCTGCAATCTGTTCAGTAGTGAATGACATAGAACCACTTGCGTCAATGATTACCATTCCACCACTGCCACGAATCGTCTTGTCAAAGACACGCTTCGCAGGGTCAGTCATGTAACGGTGTAGTCGGCGTGGTCTGCGCCCCATGTTCGTAGCAATGCGCTTCTTGCCCATTGAGCCGTAGTGGTGGCGTGGCATTGGTTCACGACTGATAATAAGTTCAGCCCAACCGTGTGCGCCACCAGCAGGTGCAGGAGAGATTTTGCCGTGTGGGTTTCCATCTTTGTCACCCTCTTTGGATTCCTCGTACTCGGCGTGATGTTCCTCTTTGCTTTCGCCTTCGGACTTATCTACTCCCTTTGCCTCGCCTGCCTTGCCCTTTGGGTTTGGGTTCTTTGGTGGTGGTGGGAATGTGGCAAGCCTGTCCACCCATTCTGCAAGACGCTCGGTGTGAGTGAATCCGTATGGAGCGATACCTTCGTAAGTGTCGGTACTTGCGAGTGTGCGTCCACTGTGAGATTTACGCATTTCTTTCACTGCTCGTTTGCCGATAGTCACCAATGCTTCACCCCACTCACGATTGTGCCTGCGGATTCCGTTCAGGAATGTCTTGTGACCAGCGGTGTTCGCAGTAGCGATACACATAGCAACTGCGCCTGCCCAATCGTTTGACTTCGCAAGGTGTTCGCCAGTTGCCAATTCACTTCCGTCAGACAGAAACTTCTTGACATCAAATCCAGCAGTTTGACACAAGTAGTTCACTCGCAATTCCTCTACAACAATCATCGCTGTCTCGGAAGCAATACTGCGTCCTACCCATTGAGTCATCTGTTCAGGTGTCGGAGATATTTTCGCATGCATCATTTCATGTCCACGCACTACACGCTCCATTTCACCATCGGTTGATGGTGCGAACATGACACGGTTGGTCAAGTCGGTGCAAGGCTCGCCACGAACGGGCAGACAATCTCTAACTGTCCAGCGTTCGTGTTCCATGTCCTTGCGTCCGAGCATGTTAGGTTCAGGGCGGTGCGCCCCCCTTTCAGAGTTATCTACTCTACTGGGGAACGCCTTGCCCGTACCTGTGTTGATAGCAGGTGAGTAAGCCATTGCTATTTCACTCCGTCCACTGCAAGAGCGTCAAGAATCTGCTTGGCACGATTACCGAATGTGAGTTGGCATGCTCGTTCCATACCGACTGCCTTACGCAGTTTGTCAAGAGCCATGAATGCTCGCAATGAGATACGAGCCTCACCACCGTCAGCCATACGGACTGCGTATCCACGCAAGTCAGGAGACAAGCGGAGAAGTGCGTTCGGGTGTGGCTCGTTGATACGAACACGGATTGGGAAACGGTCAGCGAGTGCTGTTGGCAGTTCGCTCATGTTCTCAATGTTCGTGGTCATCACAGCAGAGAAGCCTTCCAATGGGCGCACCAGTTCACCACTTTCAGGGTGTTGGAATGTTGCGGATTCAGGTGAATCCAACATGGCGAGCAGTGTTGCGAAAACATCGCCACCAGCCTTATCTACTTCGTCCACGATGAGACGACCACCTTTGGTTCCGTTGCCTTTCCATGCTTTGAGAGCAGAGCCGTCAAGCCATTGGAAGCCACCTGATGATGATGGCATGAAGCCACCAGTTACGTCCATGTTTGTCATGTCCTCGGTGCAGACTAGGCGGTGTGCGCCAGCCTCAATGTCTCCGAATGACAGACCAGCATAGGTCTTGCCTGTTCCAGCAGGTCCGAACAGAATAATTCTGTCAATTCCTGAGTCAAGTGCGTCCTTGACATCTTTCCAGCACTGCGGTAGTGCCTCTTGGGTGGTTGTTACTGTATCCATTGTATTGCTCCTTTGTAAGCGTTGTTGGTTGGACAAACTCACCATACCACCTTCGGTACAGACTTCCCTAATCTATTGACAGACTTATCTACTCTGTTTGGCGAGGAGTTATCTACTCTGTTTGCGCCCCTTCCACCACCGTCAATGTGTTGGACAGTTCCGCTTCCCTCTTGCTCGGCTCGGTGCGCTTGCGTTGCGCCGATTTATCTCTCACCCCCCCGTTCTCTGCGCCTTGTGCCTGCGCCCCCTGTGGGCAACAGCCCCGGGGGGAACCAAGCGAAGCGGGGCTATTGTCTAAAAAATAGAAAGTTATCTACTCTCTTATTTCTTCCTCTGAACATCAGCCACTTGCCACAAACCTTTTTTGATTTTTATGAACAGTGGAGATTCGCTGACATATTTCAGTGTCGTCTGATATGAGAATCCAGCAATCTCAACAAGTTGGTCTGTGGAGAATTGTTCGCCAGTGTGTTCGGTAGTCCACTTGTCAAATGCTCCCCATTTATCTTTGCGCTTTTCGGGCTTACTGTCCTCGGCTTGCTCGTCACTAACAACAGTAGATAAATACTTTTTTATGAACGATGACATCACATCTGTACCTAGCGAATAATGTTTCAGCATTGCTACTGGACTTCCGTTGCGTCCTTCTCTGTGCCACTTCTCCATGATGTAAAGACCACGAACAGTCTCACTCATTTGGTATTGCTCTGCACTCTGCTTCATTCGTGCTTTGTCTGTTTTGTATTTCTTGTAGAACGAATCATGCATACGCTTGTTCTCTTCATTTACAAACTCAATCGTGAAGTTCATTTTTATTCCTTTTTATTTGACCCTAATGGAGTAGACAAGCCTGAAAGGGGGAAACTTATCTACTCCAAACTTAGTGGGTGATTTTTTATTTTATTAGAGAGTATCAGAAACGCTCACCCTTACAAAAGAGAGAAAGCGTCACCCTCTTCTTCTATCAAGCCAAGAATGCTGCCGTTGTCCCACAGTACATGGACTGTTCCAATGTCATCTATGTCCATTACAACACCTTCGTCTCCGTGTTGTAGTTTCGTGTAAGGGTCGGTGCATGCATCAAGCCTGACTCGCTTACCGATTAGGTCTGTTTTTGTTCTCATGCCGGTACTTCCGTTTCTTTGTTTAGTAGTTGGCGAATGTCTAAGAGCATGTCCATCATTTCATGTGATGACACATTGTCTCTTCCTGAACAGTTGGCTATTGCCTTGTCCACTAGGGCGATTACTTCTTGATTCATGAGTTATCTACTCTCCTTTATTTCTCTTGGGTGCTTTTTTGAGTATGTCTGTGTATTTGAGAGTCTGTGTAGCGATGTTCATGTATTGAGCAGTAGCAATCATTACATCAACCAAGCGTCCGTACTCGTCATTGTCGTCATACGGGTAGGAAGTAAAGAACGGCTCATCAAATGTCGGTACACCCGTGTCGTCATAGCGGTACATGTTGGCAACGCCCCATACGCCAGTCATGTTCCAATCAACGGCACTCATCATTAGTCCTTCACGAACATCGGTGAATGGGTTTTCTTTGTATTCCTTCTCCAAGTCACCTTTGTTCATTTTCTTGACTTCTGACTGGTCTGTCTCTTGTGACAGGTCTTTGCCGTAGCCCTCAACAACTACTGCAATGAACTCAAACTTGCGAACAGGTAGTGAGCGAACAACATCATCGTAAGCGTCATACATGTCCTCTTTGTGAATCAACGGAACCATTGCCACCTGATAAGGCTTAGACAGGGAGAGTTCTTGCTGGTTGATGAGGCAGGCTTCGTGTTCCTCGTTATTTTCCTCAATACTCTCAAAAGCAACCAAGAATAATGGTGGATTATCTGACATTGGTTCGTCCTTGCAAACTTCTGTCTTTGCGTAGACGCTTCTGTAAAGAAGGTCTTTCAGAATCTTGGTGATGTCATCATCAAGGTCTTTGTTTATTTTTTGTGATTTCACTGTATGCCCCTTTCAGGCTCGTGGTGTTACTGGAAACCATACCATGCTCGGTACAGACTTCCAAATTGTTATCTACTCTGACAGGCAAGGGTCGGTACAAGCCCTTACATGCCAGCATTACTATTTGTTTCCTAGGAGACTGTTCATGGACACTCCAAGTGCGTCCCCTACAAGAAGTAGGGTCTCAACGCTTGGTGCATAGCGTCCGTTCTCAACACGATTTACAGTTTTTCTGTCCAAGCCTGCACGATTAGCAAGTTCTAATTGTGACCAGCCCATCTTGGTTCTGTATGTTCGTACTGATTCTGAAATGTTTTCCATGGATTGTGTGTTTTTTGTAGTTCCCATTTGGGTTCTCTTTTCTTTTGTGTAGTTATCTACTCTTATTTAGACTGATGAAATAAACGGCTGTGGCATTTTTCCTTTCTTTTCGCACCGTTTGATGTATGCGAGATGTTTTGGGTATTCGGTCATGACAGTTACAAGTTCGTCATCACAGAGTTCCACTAAGTGATGTTCCCATTCACTAAACGATTCGTACCAATCTTCCTCGTCCTCGGACAAGTTGGGATTTTCAGGGTCGTTTGCTTTTTTGCATTTTTCGTCAAGTTCAGGCGTGAGCATCTGGGGGTCACGCCCACCTTCCTCAATGACCTCTCCATTATGAAAGAAAGACCACGCAACAAAGGCGCTGGATTCCTCTGTGGAAACAACTCCGAACATTAGTTGTGGGTACATGGCAGAAATCTTGCAAATTAGACCATCACATGGACTCCACGCAGATTCGTAACGCATGGAAAGGTTTTTCTCCTTAGAGGTTGGGTCGTCTATCTCTACATTGCATGCGCCCCATTTACTACCCCATGTTGCAACAGCGTCTAAGTATCCATCAAATCCGTCACTTTCGGTACTGAACGCAGTAAATACTTTTTCTACTCCGTCAGGGGTGGTGGTTTTGACTTCCTTTGACGCCCGAGGGTCAAGTGGTACGAGTTGGTTCAGGTCGTACTCAACGACAACTCGTGATTTGTCTCCCTCAACCTTGACATCGGCAACTGTGATGTCGTTGACGAACTTGGCGAGTTCTCTTTTTGTTCCTTTGATGGTCATGTAGTTGTAACACCAGTTAGGCATCTCTTCCTCTTTCAGTAGGTTTCTTCACACAGCGTACCACCCGTGGCACAGACTTCCCCTAGCCCTCTTCCACCACCGTGAATGGGTTGGACAGAGTTATCTACTCTCTTTCCGTCTCGGCTCGGTTTCGTTTCGTTCTTCGGATTTATCTCTCATCCCCCCCGTTCATCCTGCTCTGCTGTTTCAGCAAGAGCCCCGGGACGGACCAAGCATGGCGGGGCTGTTCTCAAAAAGAAAGAAAGTTATCTACTCTGATAGAGAGGCGTAGATAAGTGAGACGCTGACGAACGAGTGTCCCTCGTTGCTCCTACGTCTCACGAACGAGAGCATCTGCCACATGCTCGGTACATGCATGAACACTGAATCAAGAGACCACCCATACATGTCAAAGTCACATGGCTCCATTGGTTCAGGGGCGAATGAGATAACCCTCACTGACGGTGTGCGCTCCCACGACCAGCGAACACGACATTCAGACCCGACCAGTATCAGGTCTCTATGAAACAGTGCGTGACGAATGTAGGACATCAAGACAGAGAAATAGATACCGATAGTCGTCCACATGAGTTATCTACTCTTACTTGTGGGGAGATAATCCATGGCGGGTGTCTGTCTGTCTGCTACGGACATTGACGCAACCTTCACCACGAGAAGCGAAAGAGTTTCTAGCAATTTGCGCTCGGACACATCGTGTTCTAAAGCGACCCAATTAGCAATACTTTCGTACTCGCTCCAAATAATTTGCAGCGCCTCTATTGCAGTAGTAGCGAGAGTGTAATAATTCTCCCAAATCAACTCTGCCAATTCATCCTTAAAAATTACTTCCATGGTCGCTCCTCCATACAGTCCTCACAAATCCAGGCACGATTGTATTCATGCCAAGTGTAGTTGGATTCAGGGTCGTCCCTACCACAGTAGAGACATTCATCGGGTTCTGTTTCTGTTACCACTTATCTACTCTCTTTCTACGGCAACTCATAGGACGGAATGAATCTCTGATTGAACAACTCTGCCCACTCCCATTGTGATTCACGATGTCCGTAGAGACCTGCGTCAATGGCACGAGATGTGCGATTGTCAAACTCTACGATGGTGGTGTCCTTCTGTCTGAGAACCTGACCCACATCTTTCGCTGTTAGAGCGTCCTGTGCGTCTACGATTGCTACTACTGCGTCAGCAGTGTGAGTGGTTTCGAGTGCCTCTGCTCGCAATGACAGGTATGAGTTGCGAACCACTGCTACACGGAATGGCACATAGTCAAAGTAGGTGTTCTTCTTGCCACCAAGTAGACCGGTGTCAATAACTACGAAATCGTAATGAACTCCACGCAGATTGCTCACCTCGGAAAATGGCGCATTCACGATGGTGATGTCCTTGTATGTCTGTTCGCCTGATGACGGAGCCAGTCCAAGAATGAGCGTGTCATCGTTGTTCGCTGATGTGTCAATGAGCAACACTCGTTCAGGATTGGTCTTGCCCAATGCCAATGCGATTGAGCAGGCTACGGTACTTGTGCCTACTCCGCCCTTGCGAGCGCTTACTTCTATTACTTTCATGAGATACCCCTTTCAGGTATGGCAGTTGTTGCCAAACACAATGTACCACGATGAGTACAGACTTCCAAATAGTTATCTACTCTCATTCTTTCGCAACACAGAGAGACCGTTCTGCCCCCGACTTATCTCTCATCCCCCCGTTGTTCGCTTTCTCCCCCTTTGAGTGAAAAGCCCCGCTTCGCTAGGTTCCTGCCGGGGCTATCTGCCAAGAGTGCGCCTGTGGGGGAGTGAGAGATAACCGACAGATTGGTTGGAAACACGGCGAGCTGAAAAGTTATCTACTCTGACGAAAGGCTGGCCGTGTTGGTAAGAGAGTAGATAAGTGAAAGTCCCCGTCAGGGGGGGACTGACGGGGACTTCCGATTAGGGGAACTTAGGACTGTGCGCTAGTTGCTCTTGGTTGCGCCTGACTGTACGAACTGCTGGATTGCGTTAGCGAGTGAACCGCTTGCGCTACCTTCGTCTGTGATTACATCATCAGGCTCATCAGCGAACCGCAACACGCTGGCAACGCTCTGACGGTTAGCGATACAAGACAGACGAACACGACGACGCTCTGCGTGTTGTGAAGGTGCTTTGTCAATGTTGCCGTCAGGATTGAGTGGTGCAGCCCAACCTGTCGTGACGATAAGTGTCCAAGCGTATGCGCTTGCTACCAAGGCGTTGTAGTCATTGTCAAGCAGGTCATACACATCAGCGTGAGACTCAATGAACATGAGTTTCGGCGTGCCTTCGGCTGTGTAATCCACACCGTAAAGGTGTGCGCCTTCCATGACGAACGGAGTTGGCTCGTCTCCCTTTGAGAGTAGGGAGTGTATTTGACTCTCTATCTCTACTGCTATTGCTACTGTGTCCATTGGGTACCCTTTCATTGGTGTTAGTGGAACACCGTCAGCGTACCACACACGGGACAGACTTCCCCGAGTTATCTACTCTGTTCTTCCACCACCGTCATTGTGTTGTGGCGTGGTGACACACTTCCCGTTCACTTGCGCCTCGCCGTACTTATCTCTCGTCTCCCCCGTGTGCGCCTGCTTTGCCCTTTCGGGCAATAGCCCCGGGCGAACCCAAGCGCAGCGGGGCTGTTCCCCCAAAGCAAGGCAAGAAAAAAGTTATCTACTCTACTCACCCCCGAGAGAGCAAGCAGAGTAGATAAGTCTCGGGTGAATTAATCAGATAGGTGGTACTGCCCACCACGCCGTTCGTATTGAGCCGTAGCCTCGGTGATGGTCTCACGGTAATCGCCGTTCTCCATGTGCCAGCCCTCTGGACGGTCAACGGCGTTCCACACTGCGAACGGGTGGAGCGTGTTGTGTGGCAACAGACAGAGAACCACCCACACGGCGTAGGCGTCAATATCAGACGGGCGAGATAGCCAGCATGCGAGAATGGTGACAGGGTTACTGCCACTGCTAGGGGTGAACGAGTCACCCACTTTCAGTATGCGCATGGGGTATGTCTCGGTAGGTGACTTATCTACTCCCATGTTCTTACCCTTCCCCGTTGAGCCATGCGTTGATTTGCTCATCGTCCATTGGCACGATGGTAGGTGCAAAGTCCATTTCGGAAATTGCCTTCGCAAGCATTGCTTGGATTACTTCGCTTTCCGCAATTTCTTTTGCAAAGTCAAAGAAGCGTCCTGATGTGAACGCAACGGGCACATCGTGGTTCTCTCCGTCATACTCGCCTTGCTCATTGAGAGAGCCGATAACAACACAGTCACCCACAAGTGGACGCTGAAACAACATGGACGCCACAGCGTTCAGGGGGAGACCGATAAGCAAACCTTCATCGTGGACATAGCCAACGATTTCCTCGCCTCTTACACAGTCAAACCAACCACCCACGATTTCGTGAATGAGTGTGTGACCGTCCTCGGTTGGAATGTCTTGTGTGAATACCTCACCACTAGACCTAATTACTACTGCTGTTGCCATTGCGTACCTCTTTCGTTTGCGGATGACATGTGAAGCGTACCACTCGTAGTACAGACTTTCACAACTTGGACTTATCTACTCTGAACCTGCCGAACCAATGGGGGCTTGCGCCCCCACTAATTACTCGGCTTGATTAGGCAGTCTTGGCAGTCGGCTTGACTGCACCCTTCGCTGGTCGTACAAGCACTCGTACAGATGATGTGACTGATACAACGGCTTTGATGACCTTGGTAGGTACTTTGCCTTCACGAACTGCTCTGTCCCATGCTGGCGTGTCCACGCTTGGCTTTGTGATGGTACGGAACAATGGTGCGCTGATTAGGTCACGCAACTTCTCAATGTCAAATGAACGACGGTCAGACGGGCTGAGTTTGATGTTGATTTCAGCGTAGTCAAGTGTCTCAACACCATGCTTTGCGTACACGGCAACCAGTAGTTCTCGTGCTTCCTCGTGAGCCTGCTCGGCTTGTTCTTTGGCTGTGAGAGCGTTTAGAAACGCCTCGGTTGCTTTGTCTATTTCCTTGTTCATTGGATACCCTTTCACTGGTAGATGAACGCCACACGCCGTGTTGCTTGTGGCTTGCCACAAGCATACACCCCTTGCCACAGACTTTCCAACATTGCTTGACAGAAAGTTATCTACTCTCATTCCGAGGCTTCTTCCACCACCGTGAATTGGTTGTGGTGATGTCAGGGATTGTCTTTCCGTTCGCCCTCACGAGCAGGACTTATCTCTCACCACCCCCGTCGTCTCCGCTTTTCCCTTTTTGGGAAAAGCCCCGGGGACAACCGAGCGCAGCGGGGCTATTCCCCCGAACGAACAAAAAAAGAGAGGGGGGAGTTATCTACTCTCTAATAGAAAGGGGTATGAAAGTAGATAACTCCGAACAGGCTCGCCCTGCGTGGTGGTGCTAGGGGCGAGGCGAGGTGATGGGCAGGTGAACGGTCTGCCATGTGTCTAGTTGTGTGCCGTAGATTGACACGAGCCTGCTGATGACTTCCTGAATGTCACCTGAACAATGACGGTGAGCAATGTTGTACAGAGTGTCCCCACTTTTGATATCCACGATGTGCGTGTCACAAGAGAATGAAGGCTGTTGTATTACTTCATTCAGTCCCCACCAGCAAGCACCTAGCAAGGTGATGACTAACGGGATAGAGATTATGAAACGGCGTAGAGCGTACTTATCTACTCTCATGCTGTTACCTCTTTGATTGCGATTGTGTCCCAAGCGTGACGGCTTAGAGGTTCAGTCGTGAGTAGGTGTGTCGTTTCATCTCTGACGATTGTGCGAACTTCCAAATAGTCGTGATGAATAATGTACACATAATCACACCACGCAAAATCTGTATCTGTATCCGTGAACAATGCGTAAGGGTCGTCTAGTTCTATGTCTGTGTGTGCGTATCCGTAGCCCTCTATTAGTGCTTTGTCCTCATAGAGATTAGGCTCGCCACTTTTTGCCATTGGTTCTACTTGTGACCATGAAGCCGTATCGGTGATAAGTGTCTTGATGACCTTATCTACTCCATCTCTTGCTACTAATTCGCCTAATACATAAGTCATTCGCTCTGGGTAATTGTCCCAATGTGAATACCTGCCTTGCCATGTGCCAGCACTCTCTGATGTTGAGTGTGCCACGATTGCTCGTGTTGCCATTTGTGTCCCCTTTCATTTGTGAACACCCGTATCGTACCACCACTAGGACAGACTTGCCAAAGTTATCTACTCTCAATAGTTCCCACCCGACAAACCCCACAGGAGTACGGTTATCTCTCAAACCCCCCGTGTACGACTTTCGCCCCATTCGGGGAAAAGCCCCGCTATCAGGGACAAAAATAAGTGGTGAATAATGACAATTTATTTATGGGATTACGAGAAGCGATTGGCTCGAATAGAGCAACTCACTCGCGAGGCGAACAGGCTCACTACTCTTGTGCGTGAAGCCAATGACGAAACGCGAGCCATTCTTGCTAGGTCTAAGTTCGGGCTCGTTTCGGACTTATCTACTCCCATTACAGAGTAGATACAAAAAACGGGCTAACTCACCATTTGGCAAGCCAGCCCGTTTTTAGGGGTGAAGCACTCTTATGGAGTGAAAGGGGGTTAGAGGTACTTCACCACGCTGTGGTAGGTACTTGTGGACACTACTTCGTTGTCACACATTTGTAATACGCGAATGGCACTTTCCAAGGCGTCTTTGTCTGCGCGGTATTCCCACTCGCGGTAGGTATCAGGGCTTTCAGGCTTCGCGGAGATAACAGAATTAGGGACTTCTAGTACGAGTTCTACTGATGTTGTAGTGGTACTCGCGTCAGAACCGTGACGGTAGAAGTGTGTCTCGCTTGCTTTTTTGGCTTTCGCTTTGCCGTTCTTTACGAGTGCTACAACTGCTTTCACAAAATCGGCTTCCCATTTTTCTTGCGCCTTTTTGTAATCGGCTTCTGTTTTTTCGTTTTTTGAGAAGCGTACTTCACGCTCTGCTAACGCTTTTTGTAAGGCGTCAATAAGAACACTTACTTTCACCTTCACGCTGATATTTTTTGTGGACATTTTTCTCTCCTGCCAGCAGGGTTGGTAGTTGCTGACCTGTGAACTGTACCAGCGTAGGTACAAACTTCCCAAACTTATCCCTCACCCCCCCGTTTATTCTTTTTAGTTTATGGAGATAGCCCCGGCTGTTCGCCGACAATGGCGGGGCTGTTCCCCAAAAGGCGAGCCGAAGGCGCATGGGGGTGATGAGAGATAACTCCATCTCCTTGCTGGGTCAATGAGAGTAGATAACTTTGCTGGGCGTTTGACATTCCGACACGCAACGCCCCTTGTAATAAGTATGACTACTTACTATTCACGAACCCCACTCCCGTACACGCTCAAACCACGCCACGAATGGAACAGGCGTGACTTCTTTGATTACGAGGTGGACTCGTATTGCCGTTGCGCTACCCGTGTTCGCTATCGCTCTCGTGAGTGGCACGAGTTCACAGAACGCTTCCTGCCGTATTGCGAGGACTGGAACGGTTGCTGGGTCGCAGAGGAAGCGTGGCACGAGTTCACGCTCTACCTCATTCTCCCCGAGGGCGAGTACACCCCCGAGGAATACCCCGAGGGCTGGCACTTCCGTAGAGGACACTAGACAGCGTTATCTACTCCCATCACGCTAATGAGAGTAGATAACTTCGGGCTATTCGCTTTCGCACCTGCCACACAGGTAGTCAGCACCCCAAGCGTCACCCACATAGGTGCCGTGCTTGCAATACAGGCTGGCTTGATATTCACGCTCACGGTTCTCACGGGCTTCACACGCCTCGTAGTACGCCTCATAATGCTTCTCACAGCGTGGGAAGGTAACGAACGCACCCGAACGGTAGTAGCGCACAGGAATAGTGATTTCGTAGTTCACAGAACCGTCACAAGGCGAGTCAGGATTGTCGTAATCAAGGCAGTCCTCATGCGTCAGCACGGGCGTATCTGTGTCGTCTAATTCATTCATGGCTTAATCTCCGTATCCGTAGGCAGAACGCTCGTAGCGAACGCTCTCCTCGCTCTCACACAAGCCCTCAATGGCTAGGTCGTAACACTCGGCGCAGTACGCACCGTCAAGGCGTGAACTTACATTTGCCTCGTAGTAGGCGAGTTCGCACTCACACTTTGCACATACATCATTCATGACGCTCACACCTTTCCTGCACAGGTGCTACCCATGCCTCTAGCAACGCTCTTAGGGTCAGTCAGGTCTGCCCCACAGATAACGCACATTGAGAAATGTTGCCCAAGTTCAGCGCACTCGGGAACGGTCATACGCATACTCGCAGTAAGGCGATAGAACGCACCGCCCTCAAATACGAAACGGTCTGATTTCGTTGCACCCTCGGGAACGAAACGCATTGCGTACATTGCTGTTTTTTGCTTATTGTGCTTGACACGGTAAACGGTTTCGCCGTCACGGTACATACCGATTTCGGTAACAGGGTCAAGGCTCGCTTTTGCGCTATTGCGGTCACGCTCAATACCTCGCAGAACAGCGAGTATTTGCTTCTCGGACAGAACGCCCTTGCTCTCAAATTGCATGAACAGGCTTTTGTAAAAGTCATTGCGAGTATGGTTATCTCGCAAGTAGTCATACGCCTTGTCAAAGTCGGCTTGTGTGGTCATGATTTCCCCTTTCAGTTGGAACGCCCTAACTGTACCACCGCTGGAACAGGCTTCCCATAGTTATCTACTCTGTTTGCTTGCGAGTTATCTACTCTCAAAGTCAGCCCCATTGCCCCCGTCTGAACCCCCTCGCAATCACACTTATCTCTCCTCTCCCCCATTTCGCCAGCACTCCCATTCCCAACGGGGCTCTGCCTCCTGCTTGCCACCCCTTTGGGGTGAAAGCCCCGGCTGTCACCGACTAACGCCCCCGCTTCGCGAGGTTGTTCTCGCATGAACGGGAGCGGGTCGTGGATTATCTACTCGGCGTAATCCAGGCGGTACTGCTCGTCCTGTTCTTCTTGCGTCATGTGCTCCAGGCTGATGGAGCGGTGGCCACCTTCGCACTGCCAACCAACCCGTACGCCGTTGCGGATGACGTCTGAGACCTTCGCACCGCAATCAACGATTGCGTAGCGGTTGCCTGACTCTGCAGCTCGTTCGCCAAGGCCTTCCCAGTAGTCGAACTCGTATTGGGCGTTCTCTTCATCCGAGAGCTCGGGAATCGGAGTGAACGGGAATGCTGCTTCCCAATTCTTTTCCACGAGCCAACCACAGCGATTCGCTTCTTCGCGGTCACGGGCGTTCGCTTCCAGGGCTGCATTGCGCTCGCGGTCACCTTCCTCAATTATCCAGCCGTAGACATCGTTACGAACCTCGTTACGCGCTTTGACTGCCTTGACCGCTTGCTTTGGTGTGAGCGCCTTCTCTCCGTCCCAACCGAAAGCTGCTACGAGCTCCTCGTCTGAGAAGCACTCGGCCAGCTCGGACTCAAAGAATGTCTGTGGGTCTGTGTAAGCAGGTAGCGCCTTGATGGCCTCTACGACTGCTGTGTGATTTGGGTGGGTGTTCATGTGTGCTCCTTGTTGTTTTGGCTTTTTAATTTTAATTGTACAAAGCGTGGTACAGACTTTCTTATTTCCTTCTAAAACCCTTTGCCTGTAACGAGTGGCGTTTAGCAACCCGTCAGTTTCGTTACAAACACAAACACGCGTTATCTACTCTTGTTGCCTGGCTTTTTGCCAGCTCCGCGCCCAGCTCCCTGGTTATCTCTCAAACCCCCGTCCGCGGCAAGTCCAGCGCAGAAAACGGAGCCCCGCTCCGCCCCGACTGTTGCGGGGCTATCGGATTCCCTATCCATACGAGACTTTTCTCGCATGGACGGGAGACGATGCCGGGGAGTTATCTACTCTCAGTACCTTCCGTCCAAAATCATTTTTTTGTAGTCCGTAAACATTTTAAGAGCATCGTTATGACTGTCAGCATCGTCAAGTACGGGGTCATGAATAATGGATTTGTCTTTCCAGATAACAATCTTGTAGCACTTAATGACACAGTGTGTATCCGTCCCAATGCCATAGGCCATGTACTCGCAATAATCTGCGTGGATTTCTAAACGAGATTTTTCGTTTTCCCATGTGTCCACCACATCGGTGCCCAGCGACGTTCCGATAAAACTCAATTCACGATTGCCTTTATTCGCCCAATCTAACGCTTCATACCACTCATCAAAACTTGTGTAACTTTTATTTTTCATTGGCTGCCCCTTTCACTTGGCTGCCATAAACATACCACACGAGGTACAGACTTCCAAAAGTTATCTACTCTGTTGCTTGCGCTCAACGTTGCCTGTGAATAATTTCAATCGGACATATCTCTCGTCTCCCCCTCCGTGACTTTCTCCCTTCGGTCGAAAGCCCCGCTGGTGCGCGCGATGCGAAAAAAAGGGTATGATTCTCACAGCCAGCGCGAAGCTGTCGCGTAACGTCAAGGAGAAAACTGTGGGAACACCGAAGAAGAAGTCAGTCGAAAAGAAACCGGCCAAGATAAAGGCCGCAGTCAAGAAGAGAATTGCTCTTCCACGTAAGACAGTAAAGCCAGTAAAGATTGCGTCTACAAGTACGTCTAGTACGGCGTCTATTACAACAGTGAGAGTTACTCCTGTTACAAAAGTGAGCAGCACGTCTATTAACCCAGGCACCAAAATCTCCTACAAGTCTGAAAAGAAGTAGACGTGGGGAAAGATGCGTGGGGATTCGACCCTGCCGCTATGATGGCCAGGTTAAGAGAAGGAGAAAAAATGACTTTTGATGAATGGATGAAAATTGGCCTGGATTCCGGATGGTGCGGCCCACCGGTTTGTTACACCCATGATGGGTTACCAATGTCCGAAGAAGAAGAAGAAGAATTCGAAGAGGGAGACCCATGCATACACGTAATTCGCATGTACGAGAGCGAAGAGCACAGGCAATTGGTAGAGGACGCGCACTCGCCGAGCCAATGGCGCAATCATTACTCGAAGGATTAGATACTCTCGCAGCGCTACTTAGACAGAGCGCAATGTTTCATTTATTGATGAGCTTGTTTGCCGGATACATGGGGTTGATTACTAATTCAGATTTCCTGGCAACAATTGTTATTGCTACCGGTGCGTTCTGTTCCCTCAACGCGCTACATCTCGCGCGCCTACAAGGATTAATAGAGTAGATAAGTAAATTCGCCTTTTTATCGGGGCTCCCAACACTTCCAGGCCAAGTAGCGGACATTGCACGGGGGAGTGAGAGATAACTTGAGAGTAGATAACTTTTGGAAAGTCTGTACTGTGCGTGGTACATTTGTGTCGTACCAGTGAAAGGGGACATAATGAGGACATCAACCAAGGCAAAGTGTGAAGCTTTTGCTAGGGCCAATAGGCTAACCATAACGGTTCGTAGATTTAATGGCGTTTGGTATTCAGTGGATTTACCAGAGGGTCTAATCACCGAGAGTGGCAACACTGGTAAAGGTGGTGATACTGATGGTGAGGACTACACGATGCCCGAAGTATGGGGAGCGATTATGGACGACATGGAGACTTTGCTCGCGGAAGAATGGGTTTGCAATGGAAACTAGATTACTATCAGACATTGCAAAGGATATTCGGGCCGATTGGACTAATCCGTATTTTGGGGCCGTTCCGTACCTAGACGCCATGAGCACGTTAGGAAGTATTGACGATACTTACGGCATGGACAATGCGAAATATATCGTGGTGTATTTTTTGAGCAACGCTACGACATGGCGTGGCCCAGTAGCACGAGACATAAAGAAAGAACTCAAGAAATTGGCGGGCATCAAGTGAAAGAAACAACTACGAGTCTTATCAAAGAAATGCTGACAAGTCACGAGAATGTTATTTGCCTAGAATGTTTGCGATTATTTGACCTACTGAACGAGGACGAAGCGAACGAATGGTTTTATGGCCATGATTGTGAAACTGTTTCAGAGTAGATAACTTTCACCCCCGACTCTCACCCTCATTGCGTGAACAACCTCACGCAGTGAGGGCGTTAGTCAGCGAAGCCGGGGCTATCACTTAAACCAGCAACTACGCGCGGGGATGATGAGAGATAAGTTGGAAAGTCTGTCCCCTGGATGGTACGATGAAGGCAGACCAACTGAAAGGGGTTCGTAATGGAAACGACCGACAAACTAGAGATGCTCAAAGAGCAACTAGAAGCAATGACAGACCAGGTGAAGAAAATGGCAGCGGCTCTCAGTACGCCAACGCCATGCGATTGCTGCTTCACTCTTGAGGAAAACGCTGACAATTATCTCGACTTCGAGAACGCAGTTCGCGACATTTCCAACAAGTGCCAGGACATCGCGATGAAAGCGAACGCTTGCTACTGGGCGTTCCGTTCTGCTCCACACGACATTGCGCTAGCGAAACTGGAAACAGAAAGCCGCGAACATTTTTACACACACCCTGACAGCAACGCTTTCATCTCCTGGGACTAAGAGAGTAGATAACCCATGAACATACAGAACAACACATACACACAGACGCACAGCAAGTTCGTACTGTGCCCGCGCTGTGAAGGATTCATTCCCAACAACGACACACCAGGCGCATACCCAGGTGCTATCTCGCGTCTTGACAACAAGACCGAAATCTGTTCAGAGTGCGGAACGATGGAAGCGATTCTTGACTTCCAAGGCGAACTCACTGACTGGCGCAAGCCACAGGAGTAAGACGCTCATAAATCTTTTATTAGAGAGAGTAGATAACTCCACAAAGAGCCCCGGCTACGCCGACTAACGCCCTCGCTCCGCATCGGTTGTTCTCGCACAGAAGATGGGGGTGGTGGGAAGAGTAGATAAGTTTGGTAAGTCTGTACTTCGCGTGGTACATTATTGACATCTCAAGGAAAGGGGATATCGATGAAGGTCAAAATCACGGCCAAAAACATTATCGGCAAGAAGGTACGTTTGTACTCAATACGCTGGACACAGGGGTACTGTGACGGAGAGTGCACTGGGTACGATGCGGTCCGCGGAGTATTCTTCTTCCGTCGTAACGGCCAGCAACTTGATGAGGGTACTTACGAAGTACGCGACATTTCACAGTTTGAGTTACTGTAAATCCTGATTCTCTCGGTTTCCTTCCTGCCGAGAGAACCCCCCAAGAGAAACGCCCCACAAGAGTTATCTACTCTCTTGTGGGGCGTTCTTTTTGATTAATGAGTTATCTACTCTCAATAGTTTGGCCACCAACATTGCAAAAGCGCTGCAATCCGAGTTATCTCTCACTCCCCCAGCCTCAACTTTCCCCGAAGGGGAAAGCCCCGCTTAGGGGCAGCATGCTCTTGGTGGTTTGCGATGCAAGCGGCTGAATTTTGGAACGTCAGCGATTGGAATAGCTTGAGGTTCTGGTTTTTGAGCTTCTGCTGGAAGTTGAGCTTCTGGTTCTTCGTTGTTTTCTGTCATGCTCTATTTTCTCACAATTTCTAAATTAGATGGGGTAGCGAGAGATAAGTCAGAGTTTTAAAAAAGAGGAACATCCAGGGCGTGCGGCCGGTCGTTGCAATGTATGTGTTTGTACTCGTGGAGCTCTTCGACTACCCGATTGATGGCCTTGCCGCCCGATTTGAGCCAAACAATAGCCTTGCGCTCGACGGTGTTGTCCCCAGGACGCAGCGATAGGCCGCAGACGTAGCAGACAAAAAGAGGAGGTAAGCCGGTCATGTTGATGGACCTTTCGTAGAGTAGATAAGGCATCCTAGCGCGAGGCCTAACTAAAATCTCAATAGTTTTGCCATTCACGTAGAAAGCTGACTAAGATGTCGGCATAGGAATTAACAGGGCTCTCGCAACCTCTCTCCTTTCGGTACATCCCCAGCGTGAGCCCTGTTGGTTTCTACTATGATGAACCCATGAGGTTGTACTTAGATAAAAGCGAGATTGTGCTGGATTTTCCATATGACGCACAACAGGTGTCGGAATTAAAGCTAATAAAAGGCTCGCGTTGGGATAAACAGACAAAGCTCTGGAAGGTTCCTGTTACGTCCCTGGAGGCGGCTCGAGATTTCGCCATAAAGCATGACTTCAATGTAACTATCGACGTCCTCACGTTTAACGCCCCTAAAATCAAAACAGGAGCAGCAAAAGTCTCGCTCGAAGACGAAATGATTTCTATCCGTGTTCCGTATGAGCGCGTTGTTGTCAAAGCTGTAAAGCAGATACCCGCAGTTTCGTGGAATGCAGATAAACATTGTTGGCAGGCACCCGTATCATCCGTTCTTAACACGATTGAGTGGGCAGAAAAGTTTGATGTAGTAGTAGACCCTGCTGTGGCAGCACTGTCAGACCAGGTAACGGCGCGAATGAACGAGTTCGTTGAGGCCTCACGGGCAACCGAAGCAGAAGTTGACATCGTAGGCCTACAGGGAGAGCTTCTTCCCTATCAGCGTGCCGGAGTTGTGTATGCAGCACGCGCTCGACGTACGTTTATCGCAGACGACATGGGGTTGGGTAAGACTCTCCAGTCGATAGCGACCCTCGAATATGTTACGGACTCGTATCCGGCCGTAGTTGTTTGTCCACCAAGCTTGGTCCTCAACTGGGTAACAGAATGGAACCGGTGGCTGCCTAATCGAAAGGTTGTGCCAGTAACTAATCGCAAGGACTTCCCCGAACGCGGCTCGTATGACGTAGTTGTTGTTGGTTACAGCAATATTGCTCACTGGGAAAAGCGCCTAACTGGGCATCGTTCTTACATCTTCGACGAAAGTCACTACGCAAAGACGCCAACAGCACAGAGAACGAAGGCAGCAGTAAAGATGGCCAAGTCTGCTCACAAAGAGGGTCTCGTATTGTGTCTCACTGGCACGCCGGTAACCAATCGTCCAAACGAATACGCTTCTCAATTGGAAATACTGGGAAGACTTAAAGACTTTGGCGGCCTATGGGGTTTTTATCGCCGCTACTGTGCTGCCTATCAGGACAACTTCGGGCAATGGAACATCACCGGTCACTCGCATCTCGACGAACTGAACGAACGCCTCCGAGGAACGTGCTACATAAGAAGGACGAAAGACCAGGTGCTGTCAGAGCTCCCTCCCGTAATGCACAGCAAACTGCTGGTAGAGGGAAGCTCTGCTGCAATGAAAGAATACAAAAAAGCCGAAACAGACATCTTGTTGTACATCGCAGAACGAGCACGTCAACTCGCTCTCGAACAAGGAAAGCCATCGTACGGCGCTGCCATACACGCAATGATTAAAGCAGAGGCGAACGAACACCTGGTTCGACTGTCTGTACTCCGCAAGCTCGCTGCTAAAGCAAAAATGGAAGTCGTAGAAGAGTGGATAAACGCCCGCATAGATAACGGCAAGAAGGTTGTTGTTGCTGCTCACCATCGAGATATTGTCGATGAGCTTGCTCGCAAGTATGGCAACCTTCGCATACAAGGCGGAATGTCTGTTGAGGAAGTCGAAGAGAGTAAGCGCAGATTTCAGACAGAAGATGTCGAAAGCGCACCCGTAATCGTTTTATCAATTCAGGCCGCAAAGACGGGACACACACTCACAGCAGCAGAGGAGTGTTTATTCGTGGAACTCCCGTGGACACCCGCTGACGTGGACCAGACTTACAGTAGATTGCACAGAATTGGACAGAAAGGCAGCGTAACGGCAACATACATGCTCGCTGCTGGAACCATAGACGAAGACATTTACGAGATTATCCAAAAGAAACGTTCAGTGGTCAATGCTGCCGTTGACGGTGGGGAAGTAGATAACTCTGATTTTTCTACTCAGATGATTCTTAGCTTGCTAGATAAGCTTTCTTAATCTTCTGCTGTTCGGGATTCGGAAGAATCGACACCGGCAATGATTTCTTGCGCAATAAGCTTTGCGTACTTGCGGCGTAAGCGCCAAATCTTTCTATTCATCTCAGTAAGCCCGCTACTCATGCGCGCCTTGATGATTGCATCGTCATCGAACACTCCGTATGCATTGAACAACGCATCATGAAGCTCTGTGTCCTCGATTAAAATGTCAGAAATCCATCCGGCTTTTTTATCTATCGACATCATGAGTTCGCACATTCCTTCTGCACCAAACTCTTCCCAGAGGCGGTTTACAACAATGTTGCAGTAATGGCTACGGTACAAGCGCTGAGCTTTCTGTGATTGAGACATGAACTCAGAGAGCCATACGGCAAGTTCTGCACTCGATGGGCCTTCTTCGTCATCAAAGTCAAAGACTTCATCGTTATCGTCATTTTCATTCACGATTGTTCCCTTCGGCTTTCTCTATCTAAATGATACAGCCGAGATTAGGATACCCCTGACAATAGATAATCCTGAGCCTTTACTTTTGCTCGTGTCACCCACGAGTTGTTACTCATAGAAGCGAGTGCTCGCTCGGTAGGTGTTGCTTCGCGATAGTGGTCGAGATACTCACCGATTGCGTTGACGAGAGACCAGCCGTTGTACCCGTAGTTCTTTGCGTTGTTGTCGTTTGCGTAAATTGCGCGTACCAATGATGTTACTTCTTTGTGGTTTGTTTCTTGACGTGCTGTTGCGTCTTTGCTTATCGGGAATACTTGGTTCAGTGTCTTGTCAAGTATTTGAGAAGAAGCAGGAACATTTATTGACAGCAACTTTTCTGCTGTAAGCGTGAACTCGCGAGCCCATTCGGTTGAGATATTGAGAACTTCGTTCGCTTGCTCCATTGCTCTATCTGCATTGCGTGTGTGACGCGCAGTAAAGACTCGCTTCGCTGACGAAACACCGGCAATCACTGTGTTTTTACATACGGCACGAATACTCGTGTTCGCAAAGGTAATCGCTGTTTTGCCGTCATGCCCGTTGTGTACGAGTAGATAACGTTCAATCGAGTCATTGATTCCTGCTGGGTCGATTATTAGCGCACCCATGTCAATAGATGCAAAGAATTCACATCCGTCTCTCAGGACTCCGCATGTATCAACAACTGCATCCCCATCCGAAGCACCAACTATGTCGAGGGCGTAATTGAGACATTCCCGATTCTGCTGCACCACATAGCGAGTACCCACTGTTGCTAGGCCGTTAAACGACCCGTCTGTGTTCACCCGTACTGTTGCTCTGCTGTCTGGTACAAGAATTGTGGTTCCGTCCGGTTGACGAATTGGCTCCCCGTCGTCGTCACATACGGCTACCCGTGTGGTTACTACGTCGAAATCTGCCTGTGCTGCAGCAAGCATTGCTTCTGCCGTTTGTAGCCCTCTCATGGGCTGCCCAAGCTTGTGCCATGGAATCTGTCGGTCCGCATACGCCATGCGTGCTGTACCGTCTTTGTTGATTTCTATCTGATGAGCCATAGCCGTCTCCGTCTCTGTTTTCTTATAGATAAATCTATCTGAAAGATGCCCACTTCTAGTGCAACAGTTATTATCGGGGCTCTCCCCTTTTGGGGAGCGCACGCACACACGGGGGTGTGAGAGATAACTCGCTGGTTTGAGCGAAGTGGCGCACTAACAGAGTAGATAACTTTTCGCAAGTCTGTACCCCTGCTGGTACGATTTGGGTATTCCAACTGAAAGGGGAACCCAATGAACCTAGAGCAAGCACTTCTGCTAGTTTCCGAGAGCATCAACGCACACCTACACATGGAGCGCCTGATGGCGTCCGATGTAAGCGCAAGCCGTCAGGCGATGCAAGACCAAGCCCGTGACACATGGGACGCACAGGACTACAAGGACGCAACCGAGGGTGGCTGTGGCTTCCCATGGGAATCCGACGAGGAGAACGAATGGACGAGCGTCATCTCACGAGAGACGACCTTCGCCCTGATGCACATCGCAGTGAACATGGTCATGGCTCTCGTCCCTGAGGAATGGACGGAAGCAACCCGTGAGGACTGGGTAGCGTTCCTAGACCAAGACTGCACGCTTGACTCAGACGCCGTGGCGCAGTTCATGCATGGATGGGACGGGGAGTTCACCTACTGACCCCACCCCAAAAAAGACGGCACTCGGAGTCCACCCCCCGACCCCGAGTGCCGTCCGTCAGGGCGAGAACAACCGCAGCGAAGCAAGGGCGTTAGTCGACAAAAGCCGGGGCTATCACTCAAACCTGCTGACGTCAGGAACATGATGGGGATGATGAGAGATAAATCGGAATTATTTGACGCGCGTACACAGAGTAGATAACTTTTGCAAGTCTGAACCAGCGATGGTACATTGTGTGCATGAGACAAGTACCTACAGCATCACTAGCCCATAGCCTGCATACCGATTATCTGCAATACCGAGAGAGCCACCCAACGATGGACAGGCTCTTGCACCTCGGATACTTTCGCGCCATGTGGGCAGATAGCGATACATCTATTGTGACCCGTGAAACATTGAAGAGGGAAGCAGAAAGAGGCGCAGTCCATCATGAGGTACATCGCGCACTAGACGACACAATCATCGCGCTCGGTGACACCGTGTTTCTTACTGATGACCTGCGTGAGTTGGTCAAGACAGCAGAAGCAACAATGCCTGATGAAGTTTTATTTGAGACCGACATTTTTACCCCGTGTGGATTTATTGTGATGGAAACCCCACTGCACAAAACCGTACAGTCACTCATAAAAGTTGAAGATTTTGATGAAGTATTTGCGCTTGCGAAAAAGTACGGCGCAATAATAAGCGGAACACGCAACGATAATGAACCCAATGAAGACGGCAATTATTTAGGCACAGAGAATTGGGAAGTGCAAGCGTTTGCGTGGGCTGACGTGGACGCCGTAACACCCGAAGCACTTTTAGAAATAGAGAGACGGTTCGGCAAGGACAGTAATGAATATGATTTCGCTAAAAATGTTTCTAAGAACTCAGAAAAAGACAACGCTATTCAGGTTCGTGTTTTTGGAACTCTCGTATCAACTACTGTCAATGGACTAACGGTAGAAGTTCCACAACTACACATTGCTCCGTTACGACTAATGGACATGTACGCGTTTTTCTATGGTGAAGATGGAATGGAAATAGAACGCAAAGCAAGTGGAGTAGATAACTTTTCAGAGAACGAATTGAACGAATCGTCATGGGAACGAAGCAGAGAGGTGCGTCGTTTTCTTGTTGCTCTGTTTCGCTTGATGGATGAATATGTTGATGTGGAAACAACCGCGCTACCCCGTGCTTTCGGGAGACGCGCTACGCGTGGTGGTCGTAAGGGTGATGCAAAAAGTGTCACCACACTTTCATTGCGTCGCGCTCTGTATGACGAGACAGATGGAACGGGAGCAAAGATAACGCTTGCTCATTTAGTCCGTGGTCACTGGCGTAATCAGTGGTACCCATCACGCAAGACCCATCGTGCAAAATGGATACAGGCTCATCGTCGCGGTGGAAACATCACAGACGAAGTAACAGAGCGCCCACGCATTATCAAGGTAGACCGATAGGAACGCAAAAGCGCCGTGCCGATACTTATCTACTCTCATAGGTAAGTGCCGACACGACGCTTACGTCGTGTACCGAATTTGTTTACTTGCTCTGTGAGTTACGCGCACTGTATGGATACGAAGGGTGCGTCCGTCGTGCATTGTGGCGCATGCCTTTGATTTCTCCGTATGCCCAAACACTAAGCAATGTTCCCGTCACAGTACCCGTGACGGTCAAGAACAAACCAGCGAAAAGGTCGTAGGCGGTATGGCTCCGATGTGAGAGCGATGCGAGATACAGACCAAGCGCGGTGAACACCCATGGCGTTCCTGCAAGAAGTTTGTAAATCAGTGTCGGATAATTTTCTGTAAGCCAGTTGGTTGCCTGTGCTTCTACTCGGTCTAGGTGGTTGATGATGCTTGTCATGGTGATTCCCTTTCGGTTGGTGGTGACTTACGAACTGTACCACTCACAGGACAAACTATCAAGGATTATCTCTTACTCCCCCACATTGAGAGCAGTGATGGTGGTGAGAGCCCCGGGTTTGTGACGGTTATCTACTCTGTGTCAGTATCGCCACGTAAGTAGTTGGCACGCATTACTTCGGTAGTGGCTTCTCCGGTTTGGTCAAGTGTCGCGATGTCGTAGATGCAACCACAGCGATAGCAGAGGTATGAATGACCATCCCAAGAACCGTTAGCAACGGGTTCTACCATCTCTCCTGATGGCAGACATGCGTAGAAACCATCAATGTCCGGTTCGTTACCGCATCCACATACAAGCCAGTCGGCTACTGTTCTATCGAGATTGAGTGTCATGACTGTTCTTCTTCCTTTGGTTCTTCGATGATTATCGAAGCCCTATCATAGGGGTTGTGTGGAGGGTCATCGTGCCACGCTCCATCAGGCCATGCTGTACGAGAGTGAACGCCATGAACGTTCTGTCCAAAGAGTTCAGTGCTCTGCCAAGCGTGCGTACAGCAAGGGATGACGTCACTGTTCGGATGACAGTTCTGACCAACTGTCTGAGCGAGCAAAGGGAACGTGGTGAGAAACTTGGCAACGCAGTCATGACACATAATCCATTCACGAGAACGAACTCTGCCTGAGAGCACATCGAGGTTGTCACAAAAGCCACCATAGTAACCAAAGGTGTCGAAGGGTAAGACCCAACCATCATCGGGATAACTGTCTTGTTGAGTACAGATGACCTGTTGAGCACATGCTGAGCAGGTTGCGTATCGGGTAGGTGTGTTGGGTTGGTTCATGTAGAGCATGGTACCACCATGAGTACAGACTCCCGTAGGGTACCCGTGGCCTCTTAGGCAATCATCAAGAAGGTCAAGAAATAATGTTGCCTGATGTCATTCGGTAGAAGATGGCATAGCAGTATCGTCTGCGTCGTGTCTGTTCTCTCTCGACCTTGTACCTATGCCACCTGTTGAGCATGTCCATACTGGCAGGTGAGTGATAGCAACCTGCCTCTGTCTCTGCCTCTACCATGAGGGAGTAGAGGTTTGCCTCACTACCCGTGGCACTCTGCGTGTTCACCTTCGCTTCACGCAATGCCTGAAATACTTTTGACATGAACAAAGAGGCAACGAGCATCTGTTCGAGGTTCTCATCGTCTGTTAGGTAGTCATCGACGATGCGTGACACACGAATAGCCTGATGGACACTATGTGACGGTATGTAGATGCCGGGCATCTGCGCAGAGTATCACTCCACTAACGAGAGGGGTAGCTATCCCCACTTGATTTCTTTGGTCTGTTTGTCTTGGGGCTCTACTGATAACACTTCGAGCATGTCTCCTTGACTGAGAAGGTTACGCACTAGAGATAGTGCCTCATCTACTGATGATGGTATGTCAAGGTCACTGCGCTGACCTACTGTGACGGTGATTCGGTATGTGTTCATGCCTTGTACCATACAGCCTTAGATAGGCGTGCGATACTAGATGCCTGTTGAGGTGATGTACAGGGGATACGCCTAATGATGCGATGCGTCTCACCTGATGTAGTTACTGACATCCACACCTCCACGATGTTACCTATGGCATTGATGTAGGTGACTGTCCCCTCTGATGCTAGGTCAGTGATGTGTGAGGTGAGTAGATGGTCTATTAGTGATGGGGTGATGGTGTTCATGTGAAGGACAGTACACGAGGGGTGGTACATAGTAAAGGGGGGGGTGGGGGTATAGCCCCGCGAGCTTTCGACCGAGGCCCGAATACCGGGGGCCAGCTATAAATCAAAATTTATGCTTCATCTTTTTTTACTTAAATTTATCCAATCTGCTTGCGTGTGGCAGCCTGTCTGTGTAGCCTTGTCCCATGAGCACCATCTACAACTATGACGAGTTCCTTCTTTTTGTCGCACGAGAGCACAAGCAGCTTTCTGCGGAGGATTCGACGATTCGTTATGGGCAGACGTATTTTAACTGTTTGTGGGAATTCCGGCCAAGTATTGCCTCTGAGATTCGTGCCACGGAAATGGACCCTTTCCACAAGAGCGAAGTCTCCCCTCTGACCCATGTGCATGTCCAGGGTTTATGGGAAGAGATGAATGCTCGGGTGCTGAAAAGCATTGAGGAAAGCTAGATATTATGGAATTATCTGATTTGTTTCTTGCTTTTTTTATTTTTTTGTTGGGGTTGGGTGCATTTTCGGTCTTTTTGGGGCAGTTTTTCTCCGAGGAAAAGTGCACAGGCTGTGGTCGTTTTGGCCCCTCTAGGCATATGTCCAAAGACACAAGAGGCCGTCACTGGCACTATTCTTGTTACAAGGATGGTTATTTTTTTGAGTGACTACTTTGTTGTTCTTTGCATTGTGGTGCTTTTGCTTGTCTTTGCCCTTACAGGTAACGCTCAGGGCCTCTGAAAGCCTCCTGTAAGCAATCCTGAGCCCCTGAAGCCGCGTCTAGTACGTGGAAGGCCGTGATGCTAGAAAAGGGGCGCACGGATTTTCCCCCAGCCCAAATATAGGGCACCCCCACAAATTTTGAGGTCCTGGACCGCATTAGGATAAATTTATCCAAAAAGAGGGTCTCAGAAAAAAAATCGCGTTGGTTCCTTACTTTTCTATTCAATGGAGTTACCCGCGGGGTGGCTTGCGTCGGGGGCGTTCCGGGGGTAGGGTGTGTAGATGGTAGAATTAACTACTACCGATAATGAGCCCACTACTAACAGGGCCTGCTGTATCCACCTAACACAGGAGCACAAATCGTGAAACCACACCGACTGATTATTTTTGCATTGTCTGCTTTACTTTTGGGGCCAGCTTTTGAAGCTCGCGCCTCCTCCTCTCCAGAAGAGGAGGTACCGGTAGAACAACATGTGACGATTCAGTCGGTAGCTACACCAGAATCTATTAGAGCTTCTGCTGTAGCGAGAGAGCACGCTTTTGCCCCAGATTCTTTTTGGATAAAGTTGGCGCAGTGTGAAACTGCGAACGATTGGTCCAATGGTGGCCGTTGGGCTGGCGGCTTAGGAATAATGACCAGCAGTCGTTTCCCGAAGGGGTCGATGGGCACTTGGGAGCGTTACGGTGGCGAACAGTTCGCTTCTTCTCCAGACAAGGCGACTCGCGAAGAGCAGATAATCGTGGCTAACCGCATTTCTGTCGAAGGTTATAAGCAGGTCGTTCATCGTGACCCAGATTGGGCTCGTCGTCAGGGAATTCCTGCCGTGTATTTATGGGACCAAAAGCCAGTAGGTCTCGGAGGATGGGGTTGTTACAAATCTCAATCCACGGGTAAGTACAGGATGAGTAAGCCAAAGTTCTTCTACTACGAGAATTTTAAAGATGTTCTTTTGTTCTCTTTTAAATTTAACGAAAGTAGTAAAGCCGTTCATGACTTGCAGATGTTTCTTAATCTCAAGGTCGACAGTGTGTATGGTCCAAAGACCAGACAAGCTCACGTTCATTACTTAAAGAAAAAGAAACTTTCAACTTCGGGTGTTCCCAAGGTAAAGAAATCTCCCAAGCAGGTAACTACTGCTGGAGTTAGTAAATCTTCTGTGGGTGTATCGGTAGTCAAAAGTTGCCCTCAGTGGGAAAGTAAACTGAAAGCGCAAGGGCTTGTTCCGGTAAAGAAGTTCTCGCAAATAATGTGGCGTGAAAGCCGCTGCCAAGAAAAAGTAATTTCGAAGAAGAACTCAAATGGCACGCGAGATTACGGTTTATTACAAATCAACTCTTCATGGCGGACAGTTACAAAGAACGTATGTGGTGTCAAAAACATTGATGCACTGCTTGACTCTAAGTGCAATCTAAAAGTTGCTCGTTATCTGTTTGATAACGGCGGGATAGGTCACTGGAAAGCAACTTCCGGTAGTTAAGACAAAAGTTTCCTAACAAGTCGCTCCATCGGAACAAGATGATGGTCGAGCAATGTTATTTTTTCATCTTCCATTCTTTTATTTCTTAGAACAGAGTTGAGTGGTCGATGAGCTGGCCTTTGGCTGCGGATGTCTTCAGTTTTTACGGGTTTCACGGGGGTGCTGATGCCGGCGAAATCTAGTACATTCTTTGCGAAATCGCACCAAGACGTTTGTCCTTGATTCGTCACGTGCCAAATACCGGGAGAATTAGAAATCGACATTTCAAGTATGCGTAATGAAGCATCGTCTGCAAATGTAGGGTGACCAATCTGGTCGTCGACAAAAGATAATTCCGAAGAGCCTTCCGCTATTCGAAGAATGGTCTTGACCATGTTTGAACCGTTCTTGCCGTTTACCCAAGACACACGTATGACCGAGTCTGTAGGCCTCATGCATGTTTCTCCTTGAAGCTTTGTTAAGCCGTATGTGGAGATAGGGGAAGGCGAATCGTTTTCTTCGTAAGGCGATTTTTTATTTCCGTCAAAAACATAGTCCGTTGAGATATACGTTACGTGTGCGCCTACTTGTGCAGCAGCTTGCACTATGAACCTAGTGCCGTCAGCGTTTATTGACTCCGCCTTGACTTGATGCTTCTCGCACTCATCCACGGCTGTCCATGCTGCACAGTGAATGATGTGTGTTGGCTGGTGTTTTCTTATCGAATCAATTACGTCTTGTTGATTGCTGACGTTGAGTCCTCGTTTGTCAAGCGCGACAGTTTCGTATCCGTGCTCAATGCTGCGTTCTACTATTTCTAAGCCAAGCTGTCCGCCAGCTCCAGTTACGAGAACCTTATGCATCCTTGAGGGGTTCCCACCACCAACGATTAGACCGATACCAGTCAATCGTGTAGCTAAGAGAGTCTTCGATATTGTGGAGAGGCTTCCAGCCAAGATTTGTAATTTTACTTACGTCTACTGAATAACGTCTGTCGTGTCCTTTTCTGTCCTGAACGCGCTCAATCCACTCGGCGGGGTCTTGCTCAAAGTATCGAAGAATCATTCCTACGAGGTCTATATTTGACGTACCGTTGCCAGCGCCTATGTTATAAATTTGTCCACTTTCACCATGTGTAAGAACTTTGTGTACAGCAGCGCAGTGGTCAAGAACGTCAATCCAGTCTCTTTCGTTGAGACCGTCTCCATATAGAGGTATTTTTTTGTTTTGAAATATGTTTGTGACAAATAGCGGTATTGCTTTTTCTGGAAACTGATATGGCCCGAAATTGTTCGTACACCTAGTAACCGAGACCGGTAGGCCGTGTGTGTGGAAGTGAGACAGCGCTATTAGGTCTGAGCCCGCCTTGGATGCCGAGTAAGGGGAACGTGGTTCTAGTGGGTCGGTCTCTAAAGACGAACCAGTCTCAACGGAGCCGTAAACCTCGTCAGTTCCGATGTGTACAACCTTTTTTACGCCTATATGTTGCGCTATGTTCATTACGGAATCGGTTCCAGTGCAGTTGGTACGTACGAAATCATCGGAAAGAAGTATTGACCTATCAACATGGGTCTCTGCAGCAAAATGGACTACGTAGTCAGCCCCCTTCATGGCTGCAAGGAGAGATTCTTTGTCGCAAACGTCTCCGTACGCAAAGTGGACACGTGGAGAATCTATGAAGTCGCTCATCGTCGTCAATAATCCTGCGTAAGTCAGCATGTCGTAAACTGTTACTTCGTCGTCTGTATTGTTTAGTACGTAGCGAACATAGTTGGAGCCTATAAACCCAGCTCCACCGGTTACAAAGTGCTTCACGTTATGTCCTTGAGTCGTAAATTGGTTTTAGCCCGGCCGGGATGTCTAATATCAGCGGATTGTTTTTATCCCTATCGGAAACGGTGGGATTTTCAATAGCATCGGCGATATGTATGCCTGGGTCGTTCCAGAGTATTCCCAACTCGTCGTTTTTGTTGTAGTAGTTATCAACCATATAGGTGATAGTCATGTCTGTTACTGAGTAAAACCCATGTGCCACGCCGGGCGGAATGAATAGGCCGCGGTGGTCGTGGGTGTTCTCGTCCACCATTCCAAGCCGTGTCGTGTAGGTATTGCCGTAAGTGGGGGAACCTTCTCTAATGTCGTGAAGAATAACCAAACACGCACCAAAGGGTACGTACCAATAATCTGCTTGATGTAAATGATAATGAAGACCTACTAGGCAGCCAGCTTTTCTGTCTCCCCTGTTGCCTTGAACCATTTCTCGACCCAGAGGGAACCAGTTTCTCCTGTATGTCTCTACGAAGTACCCACGCTCGTCTCCGTGCTTGTCGGGATGAACTATTAATACGTCTTTTATTTCCGTACACTCTTCAAATTTTGGCATTACTCTACCTCTACTACGCTGTAGTCACTTATCATCAGTTTCAGTGCTGACGGTTTTTGTTCTGATTGTTTTACAATAGCCGAACGTCCTACTAGAGAGTCGCTCATTCTTGCAATATCTGTGACTGTGCTTCCTTTAAGAAGAACGGAGTTTTGAATTTCTGAATTTCTCACAACGCAGTCAGGGCCTATGGATGTGTATGGTCCGATATACGAATCGGAAATTATTACATTATCCGCTATAGATACCGGCCCAATAATTCTGGAATTGTATATCTGAGACTTTCCTATTTTTACTTTTCCGTCTGCCGTAAAAGAGTTAAGAGGGTTGTCGTATATGTCTCGTTCGATAGCGTCAAGAACGAGCCTATTGCACTCAAGAAGAGGGTCTTTTTTGCCAGTATCAATCCACCAGCCATCGAGTATCTCGTAAGCCACTCTGCTGCCAGAATCTATTAAGTTTTGTATCGCGTCCGTTATTTCAAGTTCGCCTCGCGGTGAAGCTTTTATTCTTTTGATGCTTTGATGTATTTCTTTTGAAAACATGTAAACACCAACTAGCGCCAAATTGGATTTTGGGTTGGCTGGTTTTTCTACCAATGTTTTTATTCGGCCGTCATCACCTATTTCAGCAACTCCGAACTGGCTAGCGTCTTCGACTTCTTTCAGAAGAAGTTTTGCGTCGAAACCGGCCATACCGTCAAGTACAAAAGAGGTAAGACTGGACTCAATCATGTTATCTCCTAGATACATGACGAAATTATCTTCACCTAGAAAATCTGAAGCGATGTATACGCAATGAGCCAAGCCAAGCGGAGCGCCCTGAGTTATGTAAGTTATTTTTGCACCAAAAGCCGAACCGTCCCCAACGGCCTCAATTACTTCGTTCGCCGTAGAGCCAACAATGATTGCAATGTCGGTTATTCCAGCATTAACCATGTCTTCTATGCCGTAAAAAAGTATCGGCTTATTGGCAATGGGGACTAACTGTTTTGCGCTCGTGTGTGTTATTGGCCTAAGTCTCGTTCCAGAGCCGCCAGATAAAATTAAACCCTTCATTAGCTCAGTTCCTGTGTCTGATTGGTATTTCTTGTTCGCTCGTTGGTCGCATGATTTAGTGAGGTAACAACAAGTTGTGCTATTTGTCGGTCAAGTGTGCCAACAACCTCCCATGCGTCCACCTCTGCAGTTGAGCACAGTAGATAGCAGAAAGACGGATTATCTGGAGGAAAGGAGTATGCGTAAACTGGACTATTTGTCATCTTCTTCTTCAATCCAACCATCGATTATTTTCATTATATGTTCTTCTGACATATTTAGACTTTCGGCAGTTGGTCCCCACAGCCATTCTCCGTCTTCGTTCATGCCTTTTATTTCAATCAAGTTTGCTTTTCGAAGATGTTCCATATCGTCAAATAAGTCTTCTTTTGTGTACTGTTCGTCCATGTCTTCACTTTTCTCCTATTAATAATTTTTAAGAATAAACACTGTCAATTATGGATTGAACAATATCTTTGTCTTCAATCCTGGTGACTGGAATTCGCTGAGCATGATTATGAAGTATGCAGGATTCAGATTCTTCATACCAAGACACGACGTTAGCTATGGTGACGTTAATCGGTTTTTCGGATTTCATGTTTTTACTTTCTGTTTGGTGGGCCCTCTGGGACTTGAACCCAGGACTGACGGATTATGAGTCCGGCGCTCTAACCAACTGAGCTAAGGGCCCGATTTATTACCCTTTAAGCTCGCATCCTCTTTCGTATGCCCTATGGGCAATCTTGTTCACTTGGTCAGATAGGCGGTCGGAAACACTGCCTGGATTGTCGTAGTCGAGTTCCTCCATGAGCCATTCAAACATTTCATAAATGGCATGCTCCAGTAATTCAATTTGTTTTTCTGACGACTCTGGGATGGGGCCTAGTTTGTATTTGCCAGTTTCCCATTCGCGATAAGTGGTGTTGGTGAATTTTGTGTTACTCATTGTTCTTTCTTTCTTTTTATTTATGTGTGCTTGAATTCGGCATCACAGATTTAGGCGGGATTGGTAATCCCCCAGCGTTCATTCGTAGCCATGTTTTTTCGTTGACTATTTCGTAGGCCCATGCATCCTGGGTATAGCCATGATTTGCAGGGTGTGGTCGTCTGTCGATTAGTGACTTTAGAATTGCTCGCTCTTTGGTTTCTTCGATTGTCACAAACCATCTTTCTGCTGGGTCTGACGTATGCCATATGACGTAAACGACATCGTTCTCAATTCCTGCTTGTGTAAATTTTCCTATGGTTCCTTTATTGTTTGGCATTTTTACCTTTCATAGTGCTTTCGATGGGGGTGAGTATGTTCGCCAAGTCGCATGTATCTCAGGGTCACTATTTCCGTCCCAGTAGGTAGGGATTTCTCCGAGAATTGTTGCTGCGTCGTGTATGTCTGAATCCATCTTGGGGAGTTCTGTATCGAGAGTGTCAAGCCATCCAGCGGCCCAATAGTCTTGCGAGCGTGCACTCATCACTTCAGGCATCCAGATTTTGAGAAGACTTTTTAATTGTTCTGCTTCTTCTCTTGTTTGCGAGAGCTTTTCTTCAAGAGCGTGACAATGCTCAATCCAGAATCTGAGAGCTCTGCGCTCTTCTTCGCGTTTTTGCTCTGGAGGTAGGTCAGGCATTTCCATTTTTTATTCCCTTTTATTTTTGATTGCTGTTTTTATCTAAGTACTCGTGTATTGCTTTTCTGAGAAGCGAGCCTACTGATAGTTTTTCTTTTTCCGACACCAGTACTAGACGGTCGTGAAGCTCTCGCGATATGTGTAGTACTAGTTTTTCGTAATCTGTTAATTTTTTCATAATTCCTTCTTTGTGCTGGAGGCGAGACTTGAACTCGCGTGTCACCATCTACCCTTTCTACACTTTATAAGAGTGAGGGGATACTCCAGCCATCGCTTTTTGTGGCTAAAGAGCGATGGCTATTCGAATGTTTTCTGTTAAGCGGCTTTTGCTGTAACCGCCCCTCGAAGGCACTAGTCCGCCGAATGCGCCGTCTTTAAACATTGCAAAAGCAGGAATTGACATTACGGAGTAACGCTTGCCAAATTCTGGAAACTCTTCTATGTCCATTTTTGCAAATATTACTTCTTCGGCCATTTCTGTTGACAGTTCATCGATGAGTGGTGCAATTATTCTGCAAGGCCCACACCAGGGTGCCCAAAAGTCAACAATGACTGGTTTATCTGCGCTTTGGATAAATTCATCAAAAGTGTTTGCGTTTAGTTCTTTTGTCATTTTTTTAATACTGCTTTCGTGTCTTGATGTCTTTTAATCTAGTCGTAGATTTGATTGATTAGCAAATCCTGAACGTGTTCTTTCATTAGAAGAAAACCACGAGCAGGATTGTCGTTTCCGCCAAGATTTATCTTGGTTGACTCGTTGAATGTTTCATGGTTTGCCCGCAGGTATCTTTTCACGCGAGCAACATCCACAACAACAAAGCCCTGAGACGGAGAAAATACATAGACCCACCATTTGGCCGTGGTTACATTTATTCCACTTTTGTGCCAGATTCTGTTTCCGTCTGCGTCTGTTATGGCTCTAGGGTTCTGGTCGGTTTCTATGACCATTCTCCCATTTCGGTAGCGGTCTGTTTTTACCTCAAAGGAACCGTTAGACAAATCATCAAGAAACCCCTCTATCTCTTTTTCGCTTTGTAGCCCAAACTCTAAGTCTTTTTTGAAGTCAAAAGACCGGGCTGGGATATCGAATGATTCCTTCATTATCCTGCTACTAATTGATATTCTTCTGGTGTTTCACGGCTCATCGTTACGCTCATTTCACCCTTTTCATTGAGGCCATCATCAACAGTCAATCCAAGCATTCCTGCTATTAGTTCAGAGATGTCTTCAGCAGCCATTTGTGTTTCACGAGCCTCTTCCGGACTAGCTGATTCTAGCCCCATAAAGTTAGATATTGTTTCGGCAAATAGGTCTATGAGGGAGAGTCTAAGTTCTGTTCCGTTTTTTGAATTCATGGTTGACATACTAGCGCAGGACGTGTATCGTGTGCTTGTCCAGGAATGACCCATTCCGAGGGCAACCATATAGAAAAGAGATAACCCATGAATTTGGCCCCAATTACAGTGGTCGGGAACCTGACAGCAGACCCCGAACTCACCTACACAACATCAGGACAAGCAAAACTGAGCTTTTCCGTAGCATCTACACATGTTTGGTATGACCAAGCTGGAGAGAAGCAAGAGAAGACAAGCTACTTCAACATCGCCGCTTGGCGTTACTTGGCTGAGAACTCAGCTCGCACTCTCGAAAAGGGAATTGGCGTCATCGTGTATGGCCGCCTAGAGCAGCGTTCATACGAAGACAAAGAAGGCATCAAGCGTTCAGCAGTTGAACTCGTAGCAGAAGAAGTTGCTATTTCAACAAAGTCACTTGAGACCATTGAGCGTCGTCAGCGAAGCGAGAATGCCCAGTCAGCAGCCCCTCGTGGACAATCAGACCAACAGCGCAGAACCCGCCCAAATACCGCAAAGGTACCTGCTGGCGGCCTTCTTGAGGAAATTGACTCAGACCCGTTTTAGTCCGCTCACGGGCGCACTGAGCGTCTGAGAACGGTTTACAGAACCAACAGAACACCCAGCTGGCGAGATTTTCTCAAAGGCTGGGTGTTTTGTTTTGTCCAAGCTTACATAGATATATATTTTTAAAAAATGTTTGAAATATGTTGCAAAAAACCAAAACCTTGTTTATGATTTCCTTACCCATCCACCTACATAAAACTGGGAGTCAATAATGTCAGAATATAGCAAGCTTCGCGAAAAGGGAATCAACCGAGGTCGGCCTAAGCACAGTCCGGAACAAAAGGCTGAATCACAAATGCGCAACTCGGTCCGACAGGAAGCACGTCGGAGGGCTCATATGGTTCTCAAGGCACGTCATGCCGAAGAATTCAATGCAATTTATGAGGCAGAGATGAAAGACCTCGTTAAAGAGCTTTCGACAGCTCAAAAAAACGCACCGAAGAAGTCCGCAAAAAACTAGTCTTCTGTTTCGGCTTCTTTTTTGGCATTCCTGTAGGAGTGTTCTAGGACGGCTATCAAATCGAGTCCTCTTTCTTCTCCGTCATGATTTCTTTTTGAGTCAATGGCGTTTAAGTCAGCAAGGAGTTTTATGTCTGCGTCGATTCCGGGGAAAGTCATATCAGGAGTCCTTGTCTTTGTGATTTTTAGTATTTCTTTTGAGTACTTTTTTCTTTGAGGAACCATAGCTTATTTCTAGCCAGTCGTCAAAGTCCTCGTAAGTTCCAACACTGTGCTGTACGTATCTTTCGTATTGAAACAAGAGGCTTAAGTACTCTTCATTGTTTTCATCAAAACGTGATGGCATAGGAATACCTTATTATCTTTTTCTTGCTTTTTTAGCAGCTTCAGTGTTTGAAACGAACTGGCTACCTTTTCGGCTGCCAAGTATTTTTTTCCTGTTTGTCGCAGCTCTTTGTGCTGGCGTCAGTTTTGCCCACGCCTTTGCTGGAAGATACCTACGGGTTCCGCCCTTACGTATCGCTGGCTTGCCATCTGACGTGCTCCATTTCTCACGAGTCCACGTCTTTAATGAGCGCTGCGCCTTACGTGGAGCCCCTCTGTAGCCTCCACCGGCCTTCCTGTACTCCATAGCCAGTAACTGAGCCTTGCGGGCGCTCCACTGTCCAGGTTTGCCACCTTTGGAGCCAGCCATTATTCTATTTTTTATCCGTTCACGCACGTCTGGTTTCGTGTAGGACATCTTTGCTGTTTTTTCAAGAACATCTGGCGCTCCGTCTGTAAAAACAGATGCGGCCTCTTCGACCCATGCTGGTGAATCTGGGGAATTTTTATGGTCTCTCATTTTTCATTTTCTTTAATCGCTTTTTCCGCTTCACCTATTATCCATGCAGTTTCGGCGTTTAACGTGTAAAGCCATGGATGGGATTTTGCGAAGTCAACGATTACCTGTGAGCCGTCTTCCCCGCTGAAGTCAATCCCTACGAATCTAAGCACGTCATAGATGCTTTCAACACCAGGGATGTCTATCTGTCGATACTTGGCCCAGTCTGCGTTCTCTTGGGAATCGTCAATGTTTACTCTATTCGTCGCCATCTTTTTTCTTTCGAGTCTTGAGTGGCTTGACGTATCTGGATGGCATCGGGGTATTTAAAGACGGTATGTCCAGGAAAGAGGGTTTGCTCTCTTCTGGTTCGGGCTTTGATTTATTTTTCCCAGTTGTGCGTCTTTTTACAGTAGGCAGCCCTCTGGCCCCTATTTGGTTCAGTTCTAAGCTAAAAACTTTTTTCTGGTCTTCTTTTTTACCAAGGGCCATAGTGTTCGTTTTCTATCATGTTTGCTTCTGCTTCCTTAATGTCGTATCTACTTACGTCTGCTTCTTCAATATTTCCAATGCCATAGTAGAGAATCTGTGGAAACTCTACTCTGTTGCCGTTTGAGTAATCCCGTACCCACACCAGACCGTCTCTCTCGAACTCTGTCCATGCATGTGGGAATCTGAGCCCTTCTGCTTCTCCTCCGGTACCAAGAGGATAGCCATGTACTATTTTTACATTTTCGTAGGCATCGGCCAGTTTTCTAGCCTGCTGTATTGCTTCACTAAAGCAGTCACCCTCTCCATCGGGGACTTTTTGATTAAACTTTTTCTCAAATTCGTCATCGTGAAGCTGAACGCTCTTTGGCTTTGCTTTCTTTGAAGGATTTTTGCCAGAGGATAATCTCGTGCTGTTTTCTCCGTCGGTTTTGAGAACTAGAGCACCCTTTTCTTGTGGGTCAAAAGCACCAACTTGGCGAAGCGTGATTATTTCTTTGTAAGTCTTTGTTGGGTCTGGATTTACGCTAACAACTTCAAGTCTTCCTCCAGAAACGTATTCACGTGGAGTCATTCCTGTTTCCTCGTCTTCCATAGCGAGGTAATAATCTTCGTGGTCTTCAGGCAGTGACTCACCTTCCCATTCAAGCTTTATGGTTTCATTCCCCACTTCATCCAGCGTGTCTTTTATGTCTGTTTTTAGTTGTCGTCTCTCTGCCGGGTCTCTGGACTTTTGATAATCATCAACAAGTTTTATAAGCCTGTTAGCAAACTCGGTATCGTTCTCAATATTCTCTTCGTCAGAGACTCCGTTTTCTATATCAGCCAATATTGCTTCTGCAAATTCATTGACGTTGTAAAGAGTGTCGCTTTCATACCTGCTAGAGAAGACTGGCTCAAATGTTCCGCCCGTTTGATATGACCCAGGGAAGTCTTCTAGCACCAAGAGAGCGTCGTTGCCGAATCTTGTCAAGAAATGGTCCCCACTAGGAGATGGACCTATTTCAACAAAAGCAAGTAACGGTATATCTACCTGATTACCGACCTTCATTGTGTCGAAGAACTGTTTTCCTTCTTCTGGAGACGAAAACGCCATTGCTCTATATAGATAAGGCTGTTTTTCGTATCTTGCTTTGTTCGTTAAAGAATCGACAATGCTTGCCATAAGATAGCGGGCTTGTTCGGTTCTCTTTTCGGGAGAAATAGCTGTGTCAAATCTTGAGTTTCCAAAGAACCCACCACTTTGAGTGATATTTGGGTCTCGTTCTGAGTACTCGTCTATTCCAGCAAGTTCGTATGCGGCTGTTCTTATTTCGCGACATGGGTCCCATTGCATCCAGTCTCCACCAACAGACTCTTTGACTATATCGTCTCTGTCTTCTTCGCTATCATCAGGAGATGCTCCAAGAACTTCAAAATCAACAATCTCTTCAACTGTTTTCCATTCTGGAGTGTGTGATTTCTTGCCTGAAGAAAGTTTTTGGACCGATTCAGAGGACTGGTTATCGGCCGTGACGTATCCCTCGGGCATTATTGCATCAGTGAGGTTTGCACCAGTCAGGTTTGCCGCTTCAAGGTTTGCGCCAGTGAGGTTTGCTTGGGTTAGGTCTGCGCCAGTCAAGTCTGCGCCCGTTAAGTCCACCTCAGTGAGGTTTGCTATTCTTAGGTCTGCACCACTTAGGTTTGCACCACTTAGGTTTGCACGAGTCAGGTCTGTATCAGCCATGTCTGCAGAAGACAGATTTGCGCCAGTCAGGTTTGCTTTATTCAGCTTCGCACCCATTAGGTTTGCAGAACTCAATTCTGTACCGCTCAGGTTTGTATCAGTCAAGTTTGCATTCATAAGGAATCCAGCAGTAAAGTTTGCATTGGTCAGGTCAGCACCACTCAGGTTTATATTGTGGCCGTTTGCACCAGTGAGGTCTGCGTCAGTCAAGTTTGTACCAGACAGGTCTACGCTACCCAGTCTTACGTTTTCAAGTCTTGCGCCTTCCAGGTTTGCATTTGAGAGGTCAGCATCTATTAGGTTTGCACCCGTCAGGTCTGCACCGGACAGGTCTGCGCCACCCAGGTTTGCACCACGCAAGTCTGCACGAGACAAGTCTGCGCCAATCAGATTTGAGTCAGACAGGTTTGCGTTATTCAGCTTTGCGTTTGTTAAGTTTGCGCCAGACAGGTTGGAACCAACCAGGCTTGCGCCGGATAAGTTTGCTTCAGTGAGGTCTGCACTGCGTAGGTCTGCGTCTTCTATGTCTAGGTCGCTTCCGTCTATGAATGACAAATCTGAACCAGGCTTTATAAGCTCTTCAATATTTGAAGTAGTTAATTTAGACGCTCTCCCTTCTCCGGCAATAGCTGACATCGATGCGTTTTTTAATCTGTTTCTAGCACGTGTTGCTTCCTCACTGTCGTACGCGAGAATCGCAAAAGCCTTGACCGGCTTGCCAATAACAACTACTTCATCTTCAGAAAGACACCCAAACCCGCTCAATGGGTGTGAAAATATATCTTCAACGGGAACAAAAGCTTTAAGCAGTGTAGGCTCCAAAGGTCCACCTACTTCTCCTCCAGAATTACTAAAACCCAAAGCGACTCCCGAGCTCGTGCTCCATGAAGATAGTGGCCGCATTGTTGTTTCTATCGGTGAAATAACTCCCGGGGTTAAATCTATATTATTCTGAGAAAATCCTCTGTATATGGGTACGTGTGTAACCCCTTTTGTTTTGTAATAAAGCTGAGTAGCATCATATATATTTTGGAGAATCGGTCTAATCATTGCTGATTGAGCATCCGTCAATTCGGGAGCTCCGTCAAATTCGTGAGCCGACATTTCCTCCCTTTCTTCCGGGAGAAGAGCTTTAAGCGGCCAAGTTGACCAACCCACGGCTTCGGTCAATCCAAACATCTTTCTTATTTCATGCTGAACTGCAAGAGCAACCGGGTTTGCGTTGTTGGCCGAGATTGCCCAAGTATGAATAAGGTCGGAAATCAGAGATTCTCGAACAAGTCGTTTTCCTTCGGTTGTCTCTAAATCAAAGAACACAACTCCCGTTTTGTTTGTGTAGCTTTCCCGCTTTGATTCAAAATTTCCAGCTCTAGAACGTACGTTTGCTACTAGATGCTCTTTTAGTGCTTTTTTAATTTCTGGCGAATCAATGTTTGAACTATCTATTTTAAGCAAACCCGAGTCGCGTATTTTCATGAGTTTTTCTGCCGTTAGCCAACCTTTAAACTCAGACATAATATCTGCAAATTTTTGACCATAATCTTCATCACTAATATCAAGAGACGACATTGCATCCATGACGCCCATGTTTACTCCACGACCCAGTAATGAAATTACTTCATAATCGCGTTCTCCCGTGTTGGGATTTATTTCCCCTATTCTGGCAAGCCCGAAAGCTTTACTTTCTTGTAGTTCAACTGCTTCGATAAGGCGGTTTAAAAGTCCACGCCGTGGCTCTATCTCTTCTAGAAACTCTCTTCTAATATCGTCAGTTCCAAGTTTCGTCATTAAATAAGGGGTAAAAAGTGATTTTTCGCTACCGTCTGTAGCCATTAATTCATCAAAAGAGGAGCCAAAAAGTTCGTCAAAGTTTTCTTTTTCTAGCCTGTCTAATATTTCGTCGTAATATCGTGCTCTACCAAGAATGTCGTCATGTATTTTTGCCGAAATAATACGTCCGCTTTTTGTATCAAAAGCACCCCTAGCAGCCGTTCTTCTTTCCGTGCTCGCAGCATCTGCTGGTAGGTTTTTTACAGTTTCGTACATTTTTTGTACTGCTTTAAAAGTTTCCGTACTGTGAAAACCGAAACGGTCGTTGCCTGCAGAAAAAACTTTAATAAAATCTTCAACATCAAAATCTACCGAGCGAGACAGGTTTGCGGTAATTGCTTTCTTGGCAATAATAGAAGCTCTTGAACCCATCCCTATCGAGTCAATACTTCCATAGGCTCCTTTGTCGAATTCCAACGCTATAGACTGTACGTCTTTTAGTAACTCGTTCTTTAAGGTGTCTTCATCAGGTATTGGTAAGGCTTTAAGCAATTCTTCTGACGGTTCGGTAGCGAACGAAACCAGGCCTTCAGGTCTCTCCACTACTGGAGGTTTCCTTTTTTCCTCAACGGTTGCTTCTTCAGTTTCTTCTTTTCTGAATCTTGAGAAAATTGTTTTGCGTTTGTCTTTTTTGGCACCCGATGAAAGGCGATTTTCCGAGCCAGCTTTAGAATCGCTCCATGGAAGGTTTTTTTCGTCAACGCCAATTAGCGTATAAATGTCTTTTCTGAGTTTCTTGCTCAGGGTCTTTTCTGGCATTTCCTTGTTTGGATGCATTATTGCAACAAAGGCTTCTGCCATGGCCTCTCTTTTGTTTATGTTTCCGTAAGAGGTGGATAGGAGAGGCTCATCGGGGTGGGCTCTGAACATTTCTTCAGGGCTTCTTCCAGTCAGGTCGATGAACTGCGAATAGATTTCTATTCTCTTGTCGTCAGTTTCGTAGTCACCGTATTCTTCTGCAACATCAAGCGAAGCTACGTATCTTGGGTCAGAAAGCTTTCCAGTTCCATAATATGAGCGCATTTTTCCTGAAGCGCCGTTTGTTTCCGTATCCCAAAGCGCTCTGTGATGTATCCAGTGTCCAAACTCGTGAACGAGTGTTCCTTCTAGGGACCTATCTATGTGAGCATCTCGTGGTGCCGGAACCCGGTCTGGGTCTAAACTTATTGGGTAAACACCCTTGTCGTCATTAAGTAACGATTCTCTATCTATCAGGGCTCGTGGAGAAATACCTATAGACCCCAAGGAACGATTTGCAAGTCCGCTAACAAATGGGATTTTTTCTGTTCCGCGTTGCTTGGCAAGAAGCTCTAGTCGTTCTTTCATGTCTGGACTGTTTTCGTAAGCGTCCATTCCTTCGCGAGTGAACGGAACAATCAATGGTGCTCCGAAGTTTTGCATTACCCACATAACAGAAGGGGAAGAATCCAGCAGGTCTTTTACTAATTTCTGGGTAGCAGCTATTGATTCTGGAGAATAATCAACAGGAATATTAGTTGAGTCTTTTTGTAGCTCCTCATAGTAGTTCTTGATGAATTTTTGCTGTTTTTTACTGGCTCGCCAGTTTGGTCCAGCAATATCGTCAGCCCACATCTCGAAATGCTCATCAGCATTGACAGGAACAACAACCTTAGAAATTTCATCAGAACTCAAACCGGAAAGCCACGTTGAGGAATACCTACTAATCAAATTTCCTGAAGAGTCTTGAGTTCTGTAGCCAGTAGCACCAGTTCCTTTTCGCTCCTTTGACGGAGCATTCATTGGTATTAATTCGCGCTGTCTGCCGGAAGAAAGACGATTTGAATTCTTTGAGGGAACAGGTCCAATATTGTCTATTGCGTTGTCGTACGAATCTATTGTTGAACGATATTTTCCTTTTTTTAAGATTTCTAGAATTTCACTATCGCTCATTCCGTCTATTGAGATTCTCTCATTATCTATGAAGTCTCGAAACCTTGAGAAATGCTCACCTATTTCGTCGGATATTTCCCTGCCGCTAGTATGTCTTGATTCGTATAATTCCTCTGCATCACGGTTTCTAATTTGAAGATACGTACGAACAACATCTGCATCTGACATTTCTGATTCTCTATAGAATCTCCCTACTTCTTTCCTAATTTCAGATATCGGCGGAATGCTTCTTTTGGCTCTAGCTCCAGAAGAAAGCCTTGTGCTTTCCTCTTCTTTCTGGGCTGAAACAAAAGACTCTTTGTCTGATTCAAACTTTTCAATATCTGCGTTAAATTTATCGTTGTCTGCTTTTAGTTTTGCGTCTCTTTTTTCTTTATCCAAGACGTCAGTGGACCATCCGTTCTCAATGGCTCTATCGATTATCTTCTGCATAACCTGACTGGTTGCGAAAGCGTCGGCATCGGCGTTGTGGTGACCCTCACCTAATTCAACATCCAAATATTCGGTTATTGCAGCAAGACTGCTGGATGGTTTTTTATTTCCGTCTCTATCGGTTATATAGGGACCTTCTGGGCTCTCTTCGCTCCATACAGGCAAGGTCATTGCACTTATGTCTCTTGTGTCAAGATAGCCAGAAGGACGCCAATCTATGCCGTCTCTTTCTAACGCATCTTCAAGCACTCTCTTATCAAACGTTGCATTCTGTACACCAATGATTGCGTCTGGTCCAATAAACTCAGCAACTTGTCTATGGGCTTCCGCCATTGGCATTTGCGTAGCAAGCCATTCGTTGGTTATTGGATTACCATCTGCATCTTTAAGGTTTGCTAAAGACCATTCACCAAGAGGCTGTTCGGGGTTCATGAAAAGATTTAAACGGCCTATTTCTTTGCCGTTCTTCATTCTTACAAGACCAATTTGCGTTGGGTTACCGTTTGTGGTTGCTTTACCGAATTCGTCGAAATCTAATCCGGTTGTTTCGTAGTCAAGAAATACCATTTCGGTTTCGGCATAGCGCTCCTTGAACTCCTCCCAGGAATCAACGCCTTCAAATCTTTCTTGCGCTCCTTCAAGGAAAGCACCCAGCGTTGGTTCGCGCGGGTATCGAGGAGCTCTACCACTGGAAAGCCTTGCTGAACCGCTACTTCCAGAAGAAGCCCCAGCCAGCTCTCTTAGTGGTCTTGAGTAGAAGAATTGAGCATTTGCATTAGAAAAAACTTCGTCTGCTTTAGGAAAATCTACAAACTCTTCTGCCGTGGCTTCCGTCTCAAACAATCCAGTATCGTTATTTTTTCTGTACAGGGAAGATATCTTTTTTCTATCTTCTTCAGAAAACATTTCTGGAGTATTGACGATTGCCTCATCAATTAATTTTATAAAATCCTGCTTATCTTTCTCTCCTGCCCAAGAGAAACCATTTTTTGGCCAATGAACAGCACCGGTTGAACCACTGCCGGAATTACCCCAAGTAATTATGGAACGAACATCAAGTTCGTTGTATAATTTTTCATTTCTAGCATTAAAAACAGACCCAATTCCTTGACCTTGGGCACGATTGTTGATGTAAAAAGAATCGTGAGAGACAATTCGAACGTCTTTGTCATCTCCAGACACCTGAATGAATGTTCTGTATCCCGTCGCAAGAGCCGGTGTACCGTCTTCTCTGGAAATGTATCTTTTTCCATCTTCATCATTAAATATAGCCAAGAGTGCGTCGCTGTACTCAGGAAGTGGCTTAATCCTGAATTCAAGTTGCAGTTCTGTTACTAAGTCACCCTCTTTTATATTTTCTTCATACAGTCCTAATTCATCCTGTTCCGCAAGGTCTTTTTCAGAAGCCTTTTTTACCTTTATCGCTGGCGCATAGGAAGATTGCGGCATTATTTCTACTAGGACTTTTTTTCCTATGTTTAATTGTGTCCCGTCGTCAGCGGTGATGATGACGTCTTTGTCTAGGGTCATCTCGCCTTTAAATACTTCGGCTAACAAGTTGCGAACTCGTTCTTTTTCTAGAGTTCTTTTTTCATCGTCTTTAAGTATTTGTCTCGGCTTTGGTTCTGGCATTCCGGGAGGCCTTGGTGGCGTCGGACCGGTATCAAGCACATAAATATCTTCTTTTTGAAATTCTTCTGACACAATATCATCAAGAAAATTAGCTATCGATTGTTTTTTATCTTCGCTTAACGATGGCTGGGAATCAACTATCTCCTGATATTTTTTTCCAGAAGAAAGCCTTGAGCCGGAGTCTCCCTGCTCTCCTTTGCGTGGTGAAAAGAGACCTTCTTGCGTTTGTGTAGCTTTTTCTGCTTTTATTGGTCCATCCCCACCAGTAACCGAACGCCACCAGTCTCCACCTTCGTCGGTGGTGCCACCAGGGCTTATCTCGTAGTCGGGATTTTCTGTCACAAAAGAATCAAGAAGGGCTTCGGCTATTCCTTGACGACGATATTCTTCATCGGTGAAAACCATTGCCACAACGGCTTTCTTGTTTTCTGTATCCATATTGTAGTCGATGTATGCAACGTTTTTATCCTCGTCGAACGCAGAGATGTAACCGTTGTACATGTCTCTGCCGGGAGAGTCTCCACCACGAGAAATCTCAAACACTTTGCCGTCAATTTCAAAAGACGATACCTGCGCGTATTCGTCGTCTTTTCCATAGCGCGTAACGTTTAGCTTTGTATTACGTCCTTTGCCAGAGGAAAGTTTTGCCGATACGGAGACAGTGGGAGTCGCGTCGGCAAAAGCCCTACCGTCATCAGTCAACGCGTCGCTATGTTGGAGGTCTTGGTCGGGAAATACTTCACGATGAAAGTTAAACATCTCTGTTGCTAATCCACGACGGCGGTGTTTTTCTCTTGTTTCTATTCCGAAAACTTCAATGCCTTTGCCGGATAGGTAGACCTGCATTCCTGCTGATGGTTTAATTTTTCGCTGGTCATCGAGCAGTCCTCTTAGTACATCCCGGTCATCAATGTCCTTCAATGCAAGGGGGGCTTCTTTGTTTGTAAAAGGATTTTTGCCTAGCTCGTTAAATCTGTCGAGAAGGTTGTTTCTTTCTTTCTCAATGTCTGAATCAAGAAATGCGGCTACGGTTCCCGATGTCGTTATGACTATTCTGTATTCTCCGCCTTTGCCTTTGACGTCTTTCGCTTGAACTTTTTTTGACGCCACAAGAGCGCCATAGTCGTGCCGCTCTGTTGGTGAAAGTTGCACCATGCCACTAGAAAGACGAGCAACAGTATTTGGCTTACCTGCTTGACTCTCGGTGCCGACCCATACTGGCTTGGTGGTTCCCTCGTCTGCCCAGCCATCGCCGTCAACGTCTCTTCTCGAACCGGTAGGGTTTCTTTGGCCTGGCTTGCCGCCAGTGGGAAGCTCGATATTGCCGCTTCTTCTTTTTTTGCGCCCTTCGCCGATTGTCGGTCTATTAACTCCGCGAGAAGCTAAATACTGACCAAGTCGCCCTACGGCCGCTTTTTCCTCTTGGTTAGCCGCCAGACCGCGTCTGGACTCCTCGAAAGGGATGGGGAATTCATTATCGGAAGACATTTAGTTAAATAATACCATTAGAAGATATGCGTAAACTAAAGGCGGTTGCCGCATTTGGTGCATATCTTGGCCCAAGGATAGAAACGCATCATTTCCATTGGGTGGTCGCATTCAAGCAGTCTCTTGGCTTCGGAATTAAGAATGTTTCTAATCCACGCAGAAAGGGTTACCTGCTCTATATTGGCAGCTTCTTTCCATCTGCCTCTTTCGTAGTCGTTGGTACGAATAAGGACCTGTTTGTCTGCTGGACCGTCTGAAGCGTCAATTAAAGGCGAGATGGTGGGTGTCAAGGTTTCTGCAACCTTGTCCATAGCTACGCGAATATTGTCAAGTTCTTCATTTTCATTGTTCGATATCATCATCGCTTGGGTCCCTGTAGTTTGGCTCATCCGTTGAGTCAGATACTACTTCAGCGTCGATAATTAAACCTTCATCTTCTTGGTTTTTTCTAAGAATTGCATAAACAGTCTCCTCTGGCAACACTCCAGAAATTGCCATCAATTCCAACAGTTTTCTTGCTTCTGATTCGGCGTCGAAACCAACTGCAGGCATAGTTACGCCTGGTTGTCCAGCAATAGTTGCGCGAACTGTCTGGTTCAGTGTTCCGTCAACGTTTACGTTCACGTTTGTCTGCTCCATGCCAAGCAATTTCGTTCTTCTGTCCATTATGGAAAGAACTTGCTGTATCGCCTTCAGGTCCGGCTCTATCTGCATTTCTGTTCCATCGTCACCGACTATGCGTCTGTGTTGCGTCATGGGCCATATTGCTTGCTGTAGGTTGTCTAAACGCTCCAGCTCCATTCTCAGTACCTCAGGGTAGGCAAGGATGGCTTCCTTGTTCATCTTTTCAAGTTGGCGCTGAATAGACCTAGACACCGAGGCTGAGGAAACGCCAAATCTTCTGGCTATTTCATTTACGGAAGTTCCTGCTTGACGCATTTTGAAAATGCGCATGTCTCTCTCGTTCAGAAACTCTTTAGTAGTAATTGGTTTTGATTTTTCGTCACTCATTTAACAGCCTTAGACCACTCGACGACCTCAAATGGAAATCTGACGCCTCTCTTTATTTTAGTAGGCCATTGGCGCTCGTCACGAGCACCTCTGAAATGGCGTACATCATAAACGTAGCCTCCTAATGCCGTTGGGTCTGGCTGGAGAGAAATACCGAACTCTGGCCACCTAGACCAGACCGCTGAACCAAACGGACGCAGGTCTCTACTTGTCATGCTTGTCCCAAGTGGAGCGTGATGCTCAATCCAGAGAGCGCATTTATAGATGGTTCTAATCGTGTCCAAGTATTTTGCAACTTCTAACGCTATTGACTCAGAAGTTCTGCCACCTGGGTCTAGAAACGCTTTATAAAGAGGACCTATAACCAAAAGCTCAGGCTTGACCGTATCAAGCGCTTCTTCAAGAATCGCCCTATCGCTCGCCTTGAGTAAATCCATACCAGACGGACGAGTTAACAATTCGGCGTTCAGGCGAGACACGCGACCCTGCGACATGGCTTGAAGCGCTATGGAGCGACCAGTTCTTCTAATGATTCTGTCTGGGTTTTCAAGGTCAACAGTAAGTGTTGTGATTGGTTTCATGGGCTGAAACGAAAACGGATGTATTCCAGCCGCTGAAAGAAGCGCAACCTGTCTAGCCAACATTGTTTTACCGACACCTTCGGCAGCAACAACAATAACTCTTTCTCCTTTTTCAATAAGGCCAGGTATAGCCCAATCGTAAGTGTCACCATCGGACTCGTTGATGAAATCGTTCCAGTGAACAAGACGACCAGTGTCTAATGTGAAAGACACGGTAGCCGTTGCGAGAATAAGGCCACTCTTTGCTATTTTTTGTTTATTATTCAGGTCGCTTCTGTCTAAGATTTCTTGAATTTTGGTTAGAGCCAAATCTTCAGGAGAAAGTTCGTCTGTAATCTTTGATTCAGAAACGACTACTTCATTAAATCCATCTGCAGAAGTTTGTTGCGGTTCCTCTTCTTCCGGAATATACGGAATCAGCTCGTCAATGGCTCTACCAGCCTGAAGATGGTCTGTTATGTCCTTGTGTTCTGGACATACCCACACTTGAGCGTCGCATCCCACTGCCTTAAGTTTTTTACAAACATCTAAAGCGTGTTTTAATCCAACCTCGTCTTTGTCGGCGATTATTTCTACAACTAAACCAGCAAGTGGTTCGGTATGAATATCAAGCCATTTCCCAGCACCACCAGGCATGGTTGTAGCAATATAACCAGCGTCAGTCAACGTGTCTACATCTTTTTCGCCCTCCACAACCCATACAGGAGCATCGAACTGCTTTGAGTTTACAACTGCGGGAAGATTATAGAGAACCTTAGGAATGTCGCCGAGACTGTACTCCCAGCCACCCCTGGAGTCTGGCTTTCGCTGACTAAATGTTTTCTTACCATTCTCGTCTACGTATCGAAGCTTTTGAAATATCAGCTTTCCGTTTTCGTCCGTGTAGTCATAGGTTGCTACTAATGTTTGTTTTGTTGAGGGTGTAGATTTTGCGACCACTGGCTTTTTCTGCTGTTCTGAGCTTTTTGGTGGAGAAACTGGACGATAATCTTTGTTCTGTAGATAGTCAGAATCGTCTTTTCGTGGCATCAAATCAGCAACACTTAAACCAACGGCAGTGCATATCTCTTCTACGTTGCAGGACATTCCTCGATGACAGGTAACGAGAACTCTGCCGTCCATTCCTTGTCCAACAGAGAGAGACGGGTTGGCGTCATCGTTTCTGCATGGGCAGCGTGCAATCCATCCAGAGCCAGCCTTGCGAACACCGTCCAATAAGGCTAGAAAATTTTCAGTTTCTAAAGAAGGATTTGTCATCTAGATGGTCACCGAGGCAGGAGTAGGTTGACGGGGACTTTAGGAATCATAATGATGTTTAGTTTTCTTCTCATTTGATGCCTCTCACGTTCTGACGCTCCACCCCATATACCAAAAGATTCGTGATACAAGCCGTAAGACAAACACTCTAAACGAACGGAACAATCTTTGCAAATGCTCTTCGCGAGCACAGCATCTTTTTTTGCTTTGCGATAATTGTCTGAGAATTTTCCTGGCTGAGATTTGTCCGCCATGGGAAACCACATATTGAGGTCTTTTCCGGTGCAACTACCACCTTCGGGAATACTGTCTATACGTTCAATATTGTTCACTAGTAAACCCTGTCTTGCCGTGAAGCGAAATTATTCTCCTGCGATACGGATTACATCGCGTGATGAAAGATACACGACTGCGCTGCGAATCACAAGTTGACCATTGATATCTTCTGAAGCAACATCTACTGCTTCCATTGGAACACCTATTCTAGAAGCAATCGCTGCTCTGGTTTTTTCTATCCGAGTTTCTTGTTCTGCTAAATCGTCATCGTAAAAAACGTTTGAAGGAGAAGGTGCGGTAAAAGACTTGAGCTCTACTTGTTTTTCTTTAGCGCGCAAGCACCACATGCACGCAATATCACTCGATGAAGCTTTGCGTTTTCTAACATCAATATGACCACAAGAAAGCTTGTGCTGATACGTTAGTTGTCCCCATGCTCCTATTTTTTCAATAGAAACAATGGCCCTACGTGGGGCTTTTCGTCGTTCTGTTGTCATTTGGGCGAAGCTTTCCTCTCGGAAAGACTAACGCTTAAACAGTTTTGAGAAGATTCTCTTCAGGGTGCCAACGCGAGCAGGGGCTTCCTTTTTCACAAGGTCTTTAATCTCGTTTGTAGTGGATGAAATGAAATCTTTGAATTCAGATGTTCCATCAACAAAATTAATTTTAATCGTTTCCAATTCGTGCAATGCTTCATGAATTGCTGCTGCTTCAACGGCAGGCTTAACGCTCTTCTTCTTTGGAGCCGCAGCTTTCTTAGCGGGAGCCTTCTTGGCCGGAGCCTTTTTCTTGGCTACAGCCTTCTTGACTGGTGCTTTTTTTGATGATGTTTTTTTCTTGCTATCGCTCATGGCTAAAACAATAGCGTACGGGTATGTCGTACAGGGTAAAACAACTTTATTTGTTTACCCGGATTCCGGGGGTCATTGACTAAGATTTTTTCGTGGAGCAATATGTAAATGATTTTAGTAAAATGGCACTGGCATTGACCTCGGCCCAAATGGCCAAGGATGAAGCAGTCAGTGAACATGGACTAGGAGAAGAGCTCTCGATTCATTTTTTAGCATGGCTAGATAACACCCTCATAGCGATTTGCCAAATGAATGGGGAAACTGGCAAGCTTGACCCTGAAACTAGATTTAATAGATGTAAAGAGTTATGCAAAGTCCTCAGGACGGACATGTGGTCAACTGCGATAACTATGGTTTCAGAAGGATATTGCTCCCTGGACTCTTATAAGACCAAGAACATGGACCTTGCCACCGCTTTTGCTGACCAAAGTCTCCCGGTTTACGAATGCATAACCGTTAGCCACACGTCCATTGATGAAGATACTGACCACGTTTCTCCCGTTTCAATGGTTGCAGCGCCGTACAAGATTGAAGTAGGCAGAAAAGTGAGCTGGAAAGAGGTGTTGGTTTATCCAGAAAAAGCCGACGAATACACTCGCCAGACCAAGTACCCGACCATGCTCCGCAGGGTTTTGCAGATGGACCCAGACGATTCCGTCATTGGAGACAATCTAACCACAGCAACATCTAAGATTTCCGACCTAGGTTTTATAATGCAGAGATTAATTTAAGTAAACTTATATTATGTCTGAATTTTATAACAGCGCTGGATTTGGCGAATCATCGCTCTTTAGAAACGACTCCTCCGGAATAGATATCCACAGGGCAGACAGACAACCATGTCCGGTCTGTGGTCACCCTACTGGGGACTGCGTAGGAGATACTCCCGCTCCGGAGACAATATGGGGATACAACACTTCATCTTCGTTAGACAACTCGTTAACTTTTTATATTGAAGAAGATTATTTTGAAGAACGTGAAATTGCACCCGGCATAATTACGAAGATTCTTGTCTTTAAAAAGGGAAAAAACATTCCTTTGACCACCGCAAAAGAATACGGTTTCATAAAATAAATTTCATCGTCTCTCGACTTTTTCTTTATTCGTTTTTGCGCTACACTCATTTACTCACAGTTATTAAGTGACCTACCTGACAGGAAATTATGAACCTCATTGACGATGAATTTATTGCTTCATACGCGAACAAGCAAGTCCCTTGGGGCTTTAACGGAATGGGAGAAATCGTTTTTTTGCGCACCTATGGTCGCTTGAAAGAGAATGGAAACATAGAAACATGGGCTGAAACAATTCAGCGAGTTGTCAATGGAGCAGTTGCTATCGGCGTTCCTTACACTAGAGAAGAAGCCGAAGAACTTTTTGACCACATGTATCACTTGAGGTGCTCAGTAAGCGGTAGGGCGCTTTGGCAGCTTGGAACCCCAATGGTTGAATCTTTTGGCGGAGCATCCTTGAACAACTGCTACTTCACAAACATTGAAAAGATAGATGACTTTGAGTTTCTTTTCAATTACTTGATGCTTGGCGGCGGAGTTGGTTTTTCAGTAGAGCGTTCAAAGATTCACGACCTTCCAAAGGTCAAATCTGGCGTTGTTATCTCGCACGAAAGAACAAACGATGCAAATATTATTGTTCCAGACTCACGAGAGGGCTGGAGCCGTCTACTACATGCCGTATTGAAGTCATACTTTGATACTGGTAAGTCTTTTACTTATTCAACAATTCTTGTACGAGAGTACGGAGCAAAGTTGAGCAAGATGGGCGGAACCGCATCGGGTCCTGGCGCTCTTATTGAGGGCGTGGAGGATATCTGCAAGGTTCTGGAAAACAGAGTAGGAAAGAAGCTTCGGTCTATCGATGTTTTGGATATTTGTAACATTATTGGTCGCGTTGTTGTTTCCGGCTCGTCGCGTCGGTCGGCGCAAATAGCCGCAGGTGACCCTGACGACGTTCTTTTCCAGCGTGCCAAGAACTGGGGAAGTGGAAACATTCCTGCATGGCGAGCAAACAGCAACAACTCTATCTATGCCGATGGTTGGGACGAGATTCCTGCTGAGATTTGGAAGGGTTACGACGGTTCTGGCGAACCATACGGATTCCTTAACAGAAAGCTTGCAAGAGCCGTTGGTCGACTTGGCGAAAAGAACGTTGACAACTCAATTGAAGGCTTTAATCCATGCGCTGAAATTGGCCTAGCAGATGGAGAGTCGTGCAACTTGTCCACAATCTTCCTGCCGAACGTAGAGTCCGTAAAACAGTTGATGTCTATCTCTCGTCTTCTTTATATGACACAAAAGCAGATAACACGACTTTCTTACCCGTTTGAAAAGACAACCAAGATTGTTCGCAAGAACGCCAGAATTGGACAAAGCGTCACAGGAGTGCTTCAAGCCTCCGAACAGCAGGTTTCTTGGCTCTCCACGACATACGACTACCTTCGTGACCTTGACGCCGAGTACTCAGCAGAAAAAGGCTTTCCGAAGTCCATCCGTCTTACCACCGTACAGCCCTCTGGGACGCTCTCTCTGCTCCCTGGAGTCACTCCGGGCATACATCCGGCCTTTGCAGCCTATTACACCCGTAGGGTCCGTTTTGGCTCGAACGACCCGCTCGTAGAAGCCTGTCGCAAGAGGGGTTACAAGGTCGTCTGGGATATTGGCATCGATGGACGAGAAGACCACACCCGTTATGTTGTTGAGTTCCCTTGTGAATCACCGCAGGGGTCAATTTTGGTCAGCGAAATGACAGCAGTTCAGCAATTGGAGTGGGTCAAGAAGCTTCAGACAGAATGGGCAGACAATGCCGTCTCGGTAACTGTGTATTACAGAAAAGAAGAACTTGAAGAAATCAAGCAATGGCTTTCAAAGAATTACAACGACAGCGTTAAGTCTGTTTCATTCCTTCTTCACACAGACCATAACTTCGTTCTTCCTCCATACGAGGAAATTACAAAAGAAGAATATGAAAAGACTGTCGCAAAGATTGATTTCACTATTCCACTTGTTCAGTCAAAGTTTGACGGAGAAATTGACATGGAAGATTGCGCAACAGGAGCCTGCCCAGTAAAGTAGACACATGGCAGGAAGAAAACCAATACCAGAAGAAGAACGTTTCTGGGAGAAGGTAGACAAATCTGGACCTAATCCAGATTATCCAGACTGTTGGGAATGGACTGGCTATGTTGTGAAAAAATATGGTCACTTTGCAATCAAGCAAGATGGGGTAAACAAGAAACTTGGTGCCCATGTTTATAGCTGGCAAAAAGCAAATGGCAAGCGAGTCCCAGAAGGGCGCGAAGTTTGCCATACATGTAACAACCCTCCATGTGTTCGTCCGGACCATTTAGAAGCTGAGACCCGTTCTCACAATCAGCGCTATTCGGTTACGCACGGGAATCATAAAGAGAGCAGAAAGACGCACTGCAAACACGGTCATCTCTATGATGAGGAAAACACAATCCACAGAATCAGCAAACATACCGGTTTTGTCACACGGGATTGTAAGGCTTGTCACAAAAGATGGAAGAAAGAGCGACTTGCGCGCAGACGCGAGGAAAAGGGAATAGAGCCTAAAAAACTAAACCACTGTAGAAAAGGTCATGACTTTAGTGTTTATGGGGAGAAGTGGTTCGTGAAAAAAAGTGGGCGAAAGTATCGGACGTGCGCGGAGTGTATGCGAATTAGAAACGAAAAGAAAAAAAATGGCTAAGAATATGCCTCTCATTGAAAGATTTTTTCAGAAGGTCGATAAGTCTGGTAACGATAAATTTCCAGATTGCTGGATTTGGACTGGCGCACCAACGAGTAAGGGGTATGGTTCGTTCAAGTACTACCAAGACAGGCCGGCGATTGGGGCTCATGTTTCAAGCTACCTTTTTCATATAGGTGAAGTACCAAAGGGCCTACTTGTCTGCCACCATTGCGACAACCCGCCGTGCGTTAACCCCGAACATCTTTTTCTAGATACAAATTCAGGAAACATGAAGGACATGTTCAAAAAAGGAAGAAATCCCCCTCAGACGAAAAAACAGACTCACTGTAAAAAGGGTCATTCTTTTGAGGAGTTCGAACCTCTTGTATATGTAAAGAAACAGGGCAGGCAAATTGGTGAAGAATATAGGGTCTGCAGGGAATGCAAACGAATCAATGACTTAAAAAGGAAAGGGAAAAACATTGAGTCCATGAAGGAGTACAACCGCGTGAACCGGGACAAACTGAACGAACAAAAGAGAAACCTGTATCATTCTCGCAAGAACAAACCAACCCTCTAGCGTCGGTGGCCCAAGGGATAAGGCAACAGACTTCTAAAAGTAACAATGGTCAGAATCCCAAATGTGTACAATTTAAATATGACCAAAGAATGCCCATCGTGCAAAACCGTAAAACCTAAAAATTGTTTTGCTAAAAATGTAGGAAAAAAAGATGGGTTACAAAGCTCCTGTAGGGAGTGTAGGAAGGTTTATTTTAAGACGCATTATGAAGAAAATAAAAAATACTATATCGACAAAGCGTACGATAGAAAATTAAGGATTCAAAAAGAATTCATTGAATGGTTAGCAGATAAATCATGTATGGACTGCGGAAATAGTGATATCCGTGTTTTAGAATTTGACCATCGTGGGGAAAAAGAGTACAATGTGTCTCACTTGGTAAATACTGGAAGAGACAAAGCGGCATACGAAGAAATTAAAAAATGCGATATTGTATGTGCAAATTGTCATAAAATTAGAACGGCACAACAATTTAACTGGGCAAAGCACTCATATCGGGCCCCATTAACTTAGTGGATAAAGTCAATGCCTTCTAAGCATTTTACGGGAGTTCGATTCTCTCATGGGGCACCAAATCTTACAAAGCCTAAGCCCTGCCCGACGCGCAACGAGTATAGGATTTAGCCATGAATATCAACATAGGTTCAGACCCGGATTTCCAAAACATCCTTGACCGTTTTGCTGACGGCATACCGGCAACCATTGACTGTGGTTATGGCTGGGCGGAATTAATAAGGAAATGCGATACTGTTTTATTTACGCAGGACCCGAATTACACGATTGTGCAAATAAAAGAAAAGTTTGGTGGACTACGTTTTTACTTCAATCTTTCAAACATGGAAGAATATAGTAAAGTCAATTCACTGATTCTTACTATCGAGCAGGATTCTTTCAGCGTATGTGAGAAATGCGGTGAACCAGGATATCCACGCAAGGTGGAGACATCAGGAATGCGTTATACGTCTTGCGACGAGCACGAAATTCATTCCCACATTTCAGGGTTGGGGTGACTCACTGCTTTTTTCATCTTTATAGCTGTTCTTGCCACAACAACGGCTGAAACAATTGCCGCTAGCCAGTTAATGACGTTATTTATCTTTTTCTTCACGTATTGGTCCTCCGGTGACCCAGGCGCGACAAGTTCTCTTAGAAGCGCACTTAAAGTCGAATGCTTCACAGTATCCTAGTTCACCAGCTTCGTCTATTGCTTCCCATTCGTCTTTTCTATCGTCTCCGACAAGTCCGCCTTGTATGCATGACTTCATTTGTGGGGTGACAATAAAAACTGCGCAATTGCCGCATTTCTGTTTCTTAGCCTCTTCGGTGCTTACTTCCCACTCGTCGGCAAGCTTGGACCAGAACTCTTCGTTTTTCTCTTCTGGATTAAGCGGGCCGTAGTCAGCAACAGCGATTGCCTTTTTGCGATTAAGCAGGTTTACCGAAACGTCTTTTGTTGCCGTAGGGCATTTAGCGGATTCGTCTGCTTTCACTTCTATGCGAAGGCCTTTTATGGGTCCTTTATAGGAACCCCATGTATTGTCGTTCATTTTTTAAATTCTTCCCAAGTTTTATCCCCTTGGCCGTAGTACTCACGAGCGTAGCCCGATGAAACTATGTCCTGATTAAGGCATGCAGTTAATTCGGACTTGACGTCCTTGTCGGAATATATTTGAGCCAAGACTCTTCCGTACTTGTCATCCTTGCCGGCGATTGTCTTTAAAAAGACAATAGAGTGCCGTGTTGTCCAGTCTGAAGTAAAACTCTTTGCCTTTAGACCCATTTCCTTTTCAGCCAAATCCTTTGTACGGGATTCTGGAGTGTTTACTCCATAGAGCCTCACTCTGGCTTTGTGGTGAATACTGAACCCTAGGTCTATCATGACGTCGAGAGTGTCTCCGTCTATTACCTTGAGTACTTTTGCTGTGTACCAGTATTGCTCAGCCATTTTTTTGCTTAGCCTTACGACGCTGTTTCATCATTTTTGCTGCCTTAGACATTCTTTTTAGTTCTTCTGAATCTTCTGAAATATAAGACTGTGATGCGGTTTTGGACGAAGGCGCTAGTTCGGAGACACTTCTCCGAAGAGATGCGCGTATCGCTTGCTGCTCTTCGGACATGGATTCATTTAAGAACAACATTCCATCAGGAGGGATAAGTCCTTTAAGTTCTTCTGAATTAATAAATTCGTTATAACTATCTGGCGAAAACTTATTAAAGTAGTCGTAAGAAAAATGTGATTTCTTAGATTTAGAATTCTGGTATCTTTCCAGCATTCTTCTTCCTTTTGCTGCAAGCTTTTTGGCGTCTTCGATATTTTGAGGTACTGGTTCGCCCCAGGCTGCAGCCGATAGAGCCAATCTAGTTGCTCTGCCCTTTTCGTCTTTCATAGGGCCTGATGGGTTTGTGAAGAAACGAGTCAAGAAAGAACCTTTTCTTCTCATCTTTTCAGGAGTATCGGCAGCCCCCTTTACTCCTGGCTTCAAGCTAGCTCCTTCTTTTCTTTTGAAGTAAGCTCGTCCGGCAGCAGTCAGGCCACCCTTTGGGTCTTTAAGTACTGGTTTTTTTGAACCTTTGACTAGTACTTCTTGGAAAACAAAAGAACCGTAATATTCATCGAATATTGGGTGCATTTCAATATGCTTCAGCTCAATCATGGACTGGTTAGCTATTTGCTCAAGGGCTAGTTCTACCTCTATTTGGTCAGATAAGCCCTGAAGTTCTTCAAACGTTTTTTCGATGTCATCAAATGGATTAGTCATATAAGATATCTTCTCATAGTTTTTGGGTTATAAAAGGCAAAAACCCCGCCCGTACCGTTCGAAGGTACAGGCGGGGTTCCGCTTAGTGCTTATTAGGCTGGTGCGTTGTCGAAGGTTACTTCAACGAATGCTTCTGGACGCTTGACAGCAAGCGCAAGTCTTTGCTCTGCAAGGATAACGATTGCGTTACGGACGAAGAAGTCCGAATGCTGTTCGCTGATGCGGATGCTTGCTTCTTCACGGTCGTACAACTGTGCTCCGGTACCGAAGGCTCCAACAAGTGCCTTACCTTCAGTCATTGCAGGAGTGTCAACGATTGGCATACGCCAGACGCGTGGCTCGCCACCCATTGCAACCGAAACTGCGATGAGGTACTGGCCTTGTGAGTCCTTAGTAAGTTCGATGTCTTCCCAGTCGTTCGGGTGAAGAACGATGCCGCTTGGCTCGTAGTAAGCAAGGAAGGAAAGGGTTGCCGCACGGCGAAGCGCGTCAGCCTTTGTGTCCTTCACTGGCAGAGTTGCACCGCTTGACCAGTTGTATGTCTGGATGTTTGGTGTGTTACGAACGCCCAACAAGTTTTCACCAGTACCGTTACCGTTAAGGATTTGGTTATCCTCAAGGAGACGGAGACCGTACATCAATTCGTTGTCGATAATGCTTCGAAGCTGTGGCTCGTCTGCAAGAACGTTGCGGTGTGCTGCTTCCCAATGTGCAAGTGTGCGCACTGGAGCCTGCTCACCAACGAAGGCGAATGAAGACTGTGGCTTGATACCGAATGCGGTATTGCCGGCGTTGCGCTCTGCAACTGATGATGCACTGTTTACGCCTGCTCCAGCCTGCAAGGTTGTGAAACCAAGCTGACGGAAGTATTCGATAACAGCAGCGTTTGTCTTGCGAACTGGGAACAAGTCACGAACACGCTTTGTACGTGTTGGTGGCAATACCATTGGGTCACGCTGTACGGAACCAAATGAACCAAGACGGCTATCGGTTACTGCTGTTGTTGGCAGACCCGAGTAAACGT